ATGACCACTCATCCCAATGTACAGTAATTGTTGAATTAGTGAAGCTAGAAACACTAACACAGCAAAAAGTTCTACTTCCTATCAAGTAAGGCATTACTGCTAAACATTTATTCGGAAAAGATATAGGAAAATTTAAAGAGCCACTACTACCGTACTTATTATCCATAACATCATGATAATTTGCTTCTTGCCCCCATTGCCATATTATGCCCGTGTTTCCATCTTTCCACCAGCCATTTTCTTGTTTGCTTGCTGTAAATAAAGATTTAACAAAAGCGGTGGTGGCGATTTTAGTGCTCTTATCACTTGCACTAGGTGTTGGTGCTGTAGGTGTACCACTAAATGCAGGGCTTTCTGTAAATGCAACTTGTTTGCTCCAATTAATTTTATTTGCACTTCCTCCACCAATATAAGCTATAGGGTAGCTGTAACTACATTGTAAAAATCCATGTGTATCTCCTGCACCAAAACCTATACCAGCACTAGATGTATAAGCATTATTTGGTAATTTACCGAAAAATGGTCTTACAGAATACCCACGACCACTTCTATTTAAAACTGATATTCTAAAATCCGTAGCAGGAAAATTTACACCATTGTTTTCAAAACCTGAATTTATATTACCTGCTTCTGTTGCACTATCCGCACGTGTAGAATGTGCTACATTATTAATAGTAACAGTATTTGTTGTTCCATTTCCTTTTGTTATCGTTAATGTGGCACCAGAACCTGTAACACCTTTTACATAAGTTGTATTTATTTGCTGTCCTTGGCTGTCTTGCGTAGCTTTGGTTGCGCTGTTAGCAGTATTAGCATTACCAGAAATATTTATTCCCCATGTTCCTGTTGCGCCTGTACCATCGGAAAAGACTAATTTTTTATACCAGTTTATTTTATTATTATTGCCACCGCCAATATAAGCCACAGCGTCGACATAGTTAACCTGTAAATATCCATGTGTATCTCCTGCGCCAAAACCAACACCTGAACTATTAGGATAAGAGCCGTTTGCAAATTGTGAAGAAAATGGTCGAACACAGAAGCCAATGTTATTTCTACCTAGAACTACTTCTCTAAAATCAGATAACGGAAAATCTGTATTTATATATCCTTTATCTATATTACCAGCTTCTGTTGCACTAGCAACGTTATCTGTTATATAAGCAAGTTTATTCCACGCTGTAAAATTTTCGTTTATATTTTTAGTCCTAGCATAAACTGCTCCATTGTGGCAAAATGCAATTTGAGTGATAATGCTTGAACCTTGTTCATTTTTAGATGTGTTTGTTACTAATAAATTACCACCGTTAACACCACTAGGAGCATTGACAGCCGAACTTGTGAAAGAATATACACCTTGATGAATAGCGTTATTTAAATCTTTAGAAGATGAATTATATTCCTCTCTAAACAACATTGCATTTGAGTCTAGTAAATTGTTATTATCTTTTAAATTAATAACAGCTTTATTTATAGCATTGTAAACATCATTCGTTACGACTTCATTTTGCACCCATGTTTCTTTTACTTTTGAGTCATCTATGGTTATTTGTGGTATAACTTCCGCCATTAACTTAATACCTCCAATATATTTATATCAAGATGTACTGTTACGTTTTCATCTACGGCAATATATAAATCTTTTTCTATTAAAACATTGTTTGAAGCGTCCCTTATTTTTAAATTAGTTATTTCTTTAGTTGTTGCTTTTGCTACTAATGGATATATAAATTCTATTTGTAATAGATTATCTGACACATCAAATAAAGAGAAATTATCTTTAGAGCATACTTCACTATCATTTATATAAACATTGTCTACTATAGATTTTACATATTCAGTAACCTTATTTAATGTAAAATCTTTTACGTTATTTGTACCCATTTTTGTTTCTTCACCATCCACATAAAAAGCATACTCGCCTAATCTCCATGTACCATTTAATTTGTATTTCCATTCTGACACCTTATAAGATGTTTCACTTTTTACACCTATATTTGTTTTGTTATATCCAATATATACATATAAAATATTGGCTGGTTTAATTCTAGCAAGAAGTAAAGTTAATTCGTTAAACCATAATTTATTGCTTGTTTCAGATTGAATGTATAAAGTATAATTGTTAAAATCTATCCACGCTTTATAATTTACTCTACCTGCTATTTTATCTAGCTGTTGCAGTAAAAAATTAAAACTGAATGGAGGTGCAGTTGTTAATTGAAGTATAACTTTTTGCTTTCTAAATTCTAGGCCTTCTGCTGAACTATCAGAATTTATATTAAGTATTGCTTCATATAAAGATATTCCTTTTTCATCAGCATTTATTACAGTTTGCCTATTATAAGCAAGTTTCATTTCGCCATACAAAGTATCTATTTCTTGTTGCTCTGTGTTTATAATATTATCCATTTCTTGTATTCCATTATAAACAATAGGAACATATCTTTTAAGGTCATGTAGCATTTATTGTAACCTCGCCTAATTTTGGTAATTCTTGTTTAAGTTTATCTTCCGTAAGTTCTAAATCTGTACTTTCTCCATTTATTGTTACATTTGTAACGTTTATTATCCCACTAACTGTATTTAAAGCTACTATTATTTTAAATATTGCAACAGTTAAAGAGTATTTATTTAATCTGTCCCTTTTTCCCCATTCCGAACGTAGTTCATCAATATAGCCTTGAATAGCTTGTTTACATGGCTCTTTAATTTGTCCTTGCTCATACGTTTCATCTGACATTACATCAGCAGAAATATTTATTTCTTTTTCTGTAGCTGTTACTACTGTTACATTATGCCCTATTGGTGCTTGCCCTAATCCTGTTGCATAAGGTTCTGGGTCAAAATATTCTTTTACTTGCTCAATAAATTCTGGAGAGCAAGTATTATTTGAAGGGTCTATAATAGATAATTTAACAGTACCACCGCCGTTCCAAGTAGGATGAACTTGAACTTGACCAATGCCGTCATATTCTGTACACCAGTTAACATAGTCTTGAACATTACCGCCAAAAGGTTTATTTCTTAACCATTCAAGCGTTCTTTCTCTTAATTCGTCGTCCGTCTCTAAATCTCTGGCAGGTTTATAAATTGTACTTATAACAATACTACCTAGATTTTTATTATACTCTATAGGTAAAAGCTCGCCTACGTATTCATTGCCTACTGTTCCTTCTGTTTCACATTCTAGTACAAAACTTCCTGTATCTAGCTTTTCAGTACATTTATAATAAATAGGTGAAATGTCTGAAATTGTGCTGTATCTTGTACCAATTTCAATATCTGTTGGTTGTGCGTCTTTATCTAAACATTTAGCCAATCTTTGAGCGTAGGTTGGTTGTAGTCTGTCTATTCCATAATCATAGCACCTATAATCTAAGCTGTTGCCACTAGCTGTCATTAAATACGTATTCATATAAAATAGCTGTAATTGTTGGTAATTTTTAGCTATTTCAACTATACAAGGTGCTATAGCGTCGTAAATAACCGAGCCTTGACGCTTGTCAAAATCATCTGGAATACGTGCTAAGCATTGTTGCATTAAGCCATCAAACGTATACTGACTACTATCAAGGTATTCCCATTCATAAGCCAAAAATTATTCCTCCCCTGCTATTTTTACTGTACTTGTTATTTCTCCATCTGTCGTACTAATATTATATCTTATATACATACTGTCTATACCGATTTTAATAACATCAACGCTATTTATAGATAAAACCCTATCATCATATAATATAGCATTTTCAGCATTTTTCTTTATATCTGCTTTTATGTAAGCAAAATCTTTTCCGATATATTTATCAAGACCAATACCATAATTCCAATCATATATCAACCATGCGTAACGTTCGGTTATTAATATTTTATCTACTGCTTGCCGTATTGCTTCTTTACCATCTATTTTGCTTACTAATCTTCCACTGACTGTATCAATCTTGTAAGTTTTAGAGGGCTGTGCTGTTTGTCTAGGAAATGAAATATTTTGTATTTCTGGTATCATCTAAAGCCCTCCATTTCTACACGTTGAATTATATAGTATAATTGACCTTCGTTCATTTTAAAGCAAATTACTCTATCGCCACTTTGAAGCCCTCTCCACACTTCTATTTCTTCCGTTTCGGTATCTGTTTGAGGTGTATCAGGCGCTATATCATTATGTTTATGTGGTTTTGGCAATACATATCTTCTACATAAAGCACCTATTATAATAAAGTCTTGAGGGATATTTTCACTATACCCATCAATTAATATTTCTATTGGGTTAGAGCTTGTTACTGTAGCGTAAACTATACTTGATTTTTCAGATTGTGGATTTTTGTCGCTTGCTATTTTACCCATAAGCTCAATTAATGTAGCCATCTTATCCACCTGCCTTTTCTTGCGGTGTCATTGTTTCTTTTATTATATCAAGTCTTAAAGTATGGTAATTTTCATTTTTAAGAGCGTGCGTACATCTACTTATTATATACATTTCTCTTTTAGTTGCTGTTTTTCCTTCTTTATCTGTTGTTTGCGTTGTACCTATATCACCTAAAGCAGAAGATATATCAATAAATATGCCTGCTCCTGCTCTTATATCCCATACATCATTATCATTCGGTATCGCTATTGCATTTATAGTCAATGTTTCTCTTTCTCTGTTATATAGGCTTAATAAGTTTTTCGCAAAGTCTGTAATTTCTTGCTGTGTAGCTTTTTCGTTAACTTTTTTTGATAATTGAAGAACACCCCAACGCTTTTGGTTGTCGCTATCTTTTGCTATCTGCTGATTAGAAATAATACGTCCGCTATCGTCTTTACTTTCTGTAAATAGTAAAATCTGATTGTAAGTATCTTTATCTATAGATTTACTATATCTATAATCTGTTGCCATAGAGTAATCACCGATAACATAACCTGTTCTTAAGTTTTCAATGTTATTAAGCTTTATAGTTCCGTAGTCATCATAAATTATATAATACTTCTTTTTACCTCTTAAGTTGGCTTCTACAGAATATTTAAGTATATCATATATGCTTTTCCCATCAAATAACTTAGGAGGTACAACATATTGACTATCTTCTTCTATACTGTATTGTAGGTTAAATTTAGTACATTCTTTTTGAAACGTCTGTGCTAATGTTTCACCTTTATTGATATAGAAATCTGTATTTTTAAGATATCTTAACTGGTCGTAAGCTGTTACTTTTATGTTTCCTTTTTTATCCGTTTGGGTATTAAAGACATATCCAAAGAATATGCCTTTATATCCCCATTTAACTTGTAATCTGCTACCACTAGATATTTTTAAAACATCATCTTTTAGAGTGAAGAAGGTGAGCTTACCTGCTTGACCTTCAATTTCTGTAGTTATTTGGATATCTGACACTACAGACGTTATATCAAATACGTCGCCATTTTCGCTATTTTGTAGTAACATCTGTAGCATTTTACATTCTCCAATCTGTATTATTCTTAATTGCCGTTCTTAAGTCGCTAGGTATTTTTAAGTCATAACCTATAATATCTTCAAGTCCGTCGCCCATTTTGTCTTTGTTAGCTTCAAATATATCTTTCCAGTTGTCAAACTTTCCTGTATATTTTCTGCTTGCCGTTGCAAGATTATCCTCTGTAGATTTTACCTCGCTAGGGATAACTTTTTCACCAGTCAACATATCATCATTTTGTTTGACAACGTTTTGACTTTTTACAATCCATGAGCCATCATCTGCTGTTTTAATATTTCCGTTTTCGTCTTTTTCAAAATCTAACTTAACAGCACCGAAAGGCTTAAACTCTTTTATTTTTAAAGTGTAATATATATCGTCATGGTCGCCAGCTTCGTTCTTACGCTCAATACTTTCTATAGATACCAACATAGATATATCTAGTCTAGTAACTGTCATCTTCATGATTTTTTTATTATCTGCTGTATCCTTAAAGAAGCCAAAAAAATATTCTGGAGGATAATTAATTCCTTGACCATTTATAAATTGTAATAGTCCCTGCTTAGGAAAATAACTTTCTATTGTTATATCTGCAAGTTTTGGATTTCCTAAAACATTAATCTCACCTAGTGCCACTATTTCCTCTGTCTTATTAGCATACTTATAAGGTATTGTCAAGTCGGCAGGATTTACAGGTATTTTAATAGAGCCTAGCTCACTTTCGAAATATATATCAATTTCCGACTTTGAACCGATATACATATTTACTATTGAAGTACCTGCTCCGCCTATAGCACTTAATATTGTATTGCCGATATTACTACCTAAACCGCTCAAGCTATTTCCTAAGCCTTCGACAGTGTTTCCTATGTTGCCTATATTCCCTATAAATCCCATTTAAACACCACCTTGCAAACTGCCGTCGTAAAGTTCGGTTAATCGTGTTTCTAATCTATCTATAACAGTATCAACATCTGCCGTTTCTCTTATATCACCCATTGTAATTGTTACCTGTGGGGTAAGTTGTTGATAATTTAATATTACTTCTTTTCTCGCTAGGTCTGTTATTAACTGCAAATTTTCTTCTGCTAGTGTTATTTGTTGGTCTTTGTCTAGTTTTCCACCTTTAACTTTTACAGGTTTAGGTGCTTTTCCTTCTTTTCCTGCACCGCCTAAACTATCCATTGGTGGTATTGCTCCACCACCATAACCACCACCAGAAGGGTTCATCTTTTCTCTTAATTCGTCTAGCTTTCTTTGTACAGTTCCTATTGGGTCTTCTGCAAAACTTCCTACAGCTTCACCTATACTAGCACCTTTTTTTCTCCAATTATCTTCATTAGCTCTCCACGTTATTTTACCCGTAGCTGAAAAGCTTGTTCCAAAGTATTCGTTTGACGCTTCTTTTGCTGTGTTTATAGCGTCTATAAGACTATTTATATTATCTATCATAAAATTAACAGCACTAGCAATAGCACCAGCTATTTCAGAAAATACACTAATAAGTGTGTTTTTTAAACCGTTACTTGATACTTGCCAACCAACAAAAGCACTTATTACTAAAAATACAAGCATTATGAATAAAGGTAAAGGGTTCATACTAACAATAGCGTTTAAAACAGCCTGCGCACCAGCTACTGCTAAAGTTCTAATATACATAACTGCTAAATAACTATTTGTAACTAGAACAGCACCAGCATAAGCTAGTTCATATAAAGTACCTATAAATTTTAATCCGTTCCAAACTAGCCAAGCACCAGCTAGCACAGTAACAGTATAAAAAGCAGTCATTAATGCACCTATAAGAAAAGATAATGCGTATTCTGCTACAGTTTGCCAAGCTCCAAAAGCGTCAACAATTAGATATATAGCACCCAATACTAAGCCTATTGGTAGTATCAAAGAACCCCACATTTCCAAAGCAGACATAGAAGCCAAGGCTTGTGCTAATCCTAAACTTCTTATCAATGATATTGCGGTAGGCAATAATTGTATCATTGTTATTAGTGTTCTAATACCACCAGCAAGAAAACTTATTGCACTAACAGCAATTAAAGAAGTTTTAAATATAGCAAGTAGCCCTATGGTAATCAAAAGACCACCTACAAAAGGATTTATAAAATCTTTAGTAGCTGTATAAGCTTGCCCTATCACACCAACGAACCATCTAATATTATTAACAAGTCCAGCTAGTGCTTGACCTGCTAAGGTAACACCCATATAAAATCCGTCAAATACTTTGTTCATGGCTGGTGAGTCTGCTATGGCTGATAATTGTTGCCAAAACGGAGTAAATGCGTTAAATGCTATAGTTCCTAATAGTTGCATATTTTGCCCAAAAGTTCTCGGCATGTTTTTAAACTTAGCTTCTATTTCATCAGTAGCGCCAAGTATTGCATTTCTCATTATACTAGCTGTTATTTCTCCGTCTTTGGCTAGGTCTTTTAATTCGCCTTGTGTAACACCCATATATTTAGATATTATTTGTTCTAACATTGGGGCATTTTCCGCAATTGACCTAAACTCATCACCTTGCAATTTGCCACTACCTAAAGCTTGTTGTAATTGCATTAATGCAAATTTTTGATGTTCAGTATCTGTGCCACCGATAGCAAATAATTTTTGAATATTTTCAACGAATGGAACTATTTCTTCTGTAGATTTAAAAGCGTTTCTTGCTGTTAAACCAAGTTTTGCTACAGTATCGGTCATTGTTGCATAAGAACCACGAGAACGCAAAGAAGCTTGATATATAGCGTCGCTTAAACCTTGTACGTCATCTGTTATCAATCCTATTCTGGCTTGCGTACTTGCAAATTCATCAGCTAAATCGATAACAGCTCCAGGCACTTGAAATAATGCTTCGGCTACTCGCCATACTGCTTCGCTCATCAATTCAGCTAAAAAATATTGACCGAAAGCGCCTTTAAACATTCTTCCGAATATTCCTACGTTTTCAGTTGCTCTGCTTGCACCACTGCTTATACGTGTAAACGCTCTTTCAATATTGGTAGACATTACCTCTGTATTTTGAGCGACTCTTTGCATTTCTTGAGATAAACCGCTAATAGAGCTAGTAATGGAGGAACTGATAGCACTGTTTAAGCTACTTTCTAATTGTCTAGTTGTAGCGTTGGCTGTTTCCATATGTCCAATCATTATATTTAAAGAGTTGGATATTTGCCCCAATCGACCGCTCATTGCGTCCTCAAGGCTTATTCTACTTCGTATTTCAGCCACTGTTTTTACCTCCCTTTGGCTTCTCTACTAGCTTTTTTATCTGCTTCTAATTGTTCATCTATACAAGCTATTACAAATGCTTTTTCTTCATCAGAAAGATTGACGAACTCCGCTGGTTTCCAACGGAGTTTTAAAACTGCATACATACAATATCCAGCCTCGCCATCTTTCTTTATTAGTTTTTTGCGAGTTTAATTTTTTTATTGATACCTGTATCAAAACCACTAATTTCAGAAATTTTCTTAACGAGTGTAGCGATTTCGCCAGCTTTTAAAACTTTTTCTACTGCTTCCATAGGGTCTACGCAATTTAATTGTTTTAAAAATTCAGCGTCCCTGAAATCTGGCTCAACGCAATTATCTACAATGAATAAAAGATTTTGTTTTCTTGTATTAAAGATTACTTCGCCATCTTTTACTTTTGTACATTGTTTGGTAATATCGTCAAGTTGTTTATTAGTAACAGGTTTAATTTTAAAAGGTTCTTGACCTTCAATAACTGTTACTTCTTCAATATCTGTAATATTTCTACCTAATAAAAATTCTTTTAAAGTCATTTATTTACCTCTTAATCAAAATAATCTGGTCTGTCAAAAGCTTGTAATATTTCAGCGCTGTCAAAAGTAAAGTCATAGCTTTCTGTAAGGTTATCTGCGTCAACATCAACTTTTGCAATAACAGCACTATCAATATTAACATTGTTTAATTGAATGCGTTGAGCGCCCAAAGACGTTGTTTTATCTTCATTTGTTACCACTATTGTAAAATAGGTATCAACACCAGTATTCATATAATCTATAAGTGTTTGTCTAGGTAAAGAAGAAACATAGTACGCTTCAATACTTCCAGAACCTTTATACCCTTTTGCTTTTGTTTGCATGCCTCTAAATCCAAGAACAGGTATATCACTTTTTTGCTTTTCAACTTTTGCTTCTAGTGTCTTAATTTCCAAAAGGTTATATACTTTACCTTTTATTGTAGCATAAACTGTGCCTTCTCTACCATTTACGGTATCGCCAGCCAATAAATAACTCATTGATTAACCTCCTTAAGACTGGATAACTACATCACAGTATAGAATATCCATATTGTCAATAACAGGCAAGTTATAAATATTAGTTACTACTGCGTCAATATTTTCGCCACGTGTTACTTTGATGTTAGAAACTAAATCATAATTACTGCCATCTTTCAACACTGTATCTACTGCACCCATGTTTTGAAGCTTTTTAATATAACTAATAATATCGCCTTTGAATATATCTCTACCTGTAGCGCTATTGCCAACTTTACCACAATAGGAAACATCCCAAACATCTTTGATACTTTGGTTCATTTCATCAATGACACGAATAACTTTATTTTTAGAGAATGGGTATGATTTTGTAGGTGTATATGTTCTAAAAGTGTTAATATCTTTTTCTACTTGTACAGTACCATCATCTCTACTAGAGAATAAGAAAGCACCTTCGCCAAGTTTTTCAATGATTTCATTATTAGTATATTCTGGTACAATAGTGTCTACATAGAAATCTGTTAATGCTTTATGTGTGTTGCTCTGTGTAATACTTGCACCTGCTGTAAGTCCACATACTAAAGCTGGAACTTGTTCAGCAGTAAGTTCTTCGTCATCAGCAACGTTTTTTAATCCTTGCTCACTTCTTATAATTCCTTCATAGTCATATTTCCCAGCAGTGGTATCATAAAGACAACATTGTACCTTGCGACCTTCATCATCTCTCATTTGCTGAATAAACTCTTGAGCAGTGGCATTAATATTTGAACCATCTTTAATAACAGCCATACATTGCCATTTAGCGGTTTTTAATAAATTAAAATAGTTATCATAGTTAGACTTGTTGTATGTTCCATCAGAACCGCCTTCGAGTGGCATTCCTGCAATCTCTGCAATAGAACCTTCTTCATGGGTAAATGTAACATAATCATTATCAGCAATTTCTTCTAATGCTGTTACAGTTTGAATATCAACTTTCAAGCCGTCCCATAAAGTAGTTACTGTATATTTAGACTCGTTTATTTTTGATTTTGTTACTTGAATTGTTATTTTATTTCCTGCTGTACCATTGTATTTAGCAGTAGCAGTAAGTGTGCTTGTATCATCTTTTTTAGTAGCTTTAGCACCACCAGAATTAAGGTTATAGAATTTAACCATGTAGCAGTTAGAAAGCATAGCTCTTGCAATCAAGCTTTCTTCTTTGTCTGTTGCTGTGTAGCCTATTTTTTTACGGCTTGTACCATCTGTAAGGTCAGAAGAATAAACGTCAATCAATTCACCTTCTGCACCCCAGCTCATTTCCATAGCAACAGTGGCAATACCTCTATCACCTACATTAATCAACGGTGTTTCTACGTTACTAAAGTTTATGTAAGCCCCTGGTCTTACTTTATTTTGTGTTTGCCAACTTCCGCCCGCACTTGCCATTAATTAGACCTCCGTTTGATTTTCTTTATCGTTTATTGTTAAAGTTCTCATTAATTCTTCTAATTCTTCTTTTCTCACTCTAATTCTAACGTTAAAAGTAAAAGAAAGAACACCTTCGCCCTTGTTTATACTAGGGTCTTTAATCCATGTTTTTATATCCTCTAAATACCACAAGTTTTCATTTAAATTAAATCCTACTTCGTCAAGCGTTTCCTCTAAATTCATTGCTATGGTTAAATCTTCTGCATGTCTATATTCTATAGCAAACAAATAGTCTAACCACCAAAAATTTTTAGTATCTGGTATAGGAACAACTGATATCTGGTTTATAAAAAAATCAGGGTATTCAGGATTAGATATAAGATTTTTATATACAGTATATTCTGGATATAGTTTTTGTAATTGTTTATAGATAGCATTTAATACAGTATCATAATTTATATCCATATTAAGCACCACCTAAACGCTTTATAAAATCTTCAAATTCGTTACTAAATCTTATTGGCATTTCTCGCCTTATATCATCTAGTGAACGTGTAAGCATGTATTCAGCACGTCTTTTTACAGTTCCATACTCAACATAAGAAGCGTAGAATTGACCGTTAGATATTGTTACATAATATATATTGCCTGCGATTTTTAAGCTTTCTCTTGTTGCTTGCTGTTCTATTTCTGCAACAATTTTACCATCTTCACCAACAACTTTCTTTATCTTTTGGTTACCTACAGCCCAACTAGCCCTTAACGCACCTGTATCAACAGGTGTTCTACCCTGTGCTAAATTAACAACCTTGTACCCCTCTTTTATTAAGAAATCAGCCAGCCAATCCTTAAATTCAGTCTTAGCTTTTTCATAATTCCGCTGAAATCTTCTTATCTGTGTTAAATCCATACCACCCATTATAACCGTTCCTTTATGGTCATTATAAATTGCGTACGACTTAAATCTTTGTATGGTTGCCCACTGTTTCCTTTATAAGTAGCAATGATATTATTTTTGTTATCTTTCTTATAAGCGGTTACATAATCATTATTTTGTATATCTACATCATTGTTGCAGTATATTTTTAAAACTGTTATAATTGGTGCTGTAGCTAGTGCGTTGGTATCTGGATTATCTATTTCTTTTAATTGTATATCGCATTTTACATCAGTGTACAGTTCTTTTAATTCTTCTCTGCCTGTTTCCTTATTATAGAAACGTCTGCTGATATCAATTAAATCGTTATCAAAATACCTAAGATATGAGTTTATATTTATCATCTGCTCATTACCCTATATCTATGCAATTCTTTTAGAATGTCAGTATTAAAAGATAAGATATTAAGATTAGGGCTTTCGCTAGCTGTGTCAAACTCTACTTCTTTGGTATCCTCTTTGATACGTTTAATACTTTCACCACTTTGCAAATTGCTTTCATTTGCATAAGTTGTAAGTATAGAAGTCTGTACCATTCTAGCTACTACAAATTTTAACTGTTTAGGAACTTTTCTATTTAGATAATTTTCAACCTTTTGCAAAGCTTCTTCGGTTGTTAAATCAATAATAGAAGTATACTTTTCTAGGTTATCAAACGCACCCACTAGGAGTGCGTTAACAACTTGTATTACTTCTTCTTTTGTTAGATATTTGCTATCCATAACATCACGCTAATGTGGCTGTAGCAATAAATAATCCGTTAGGGTTATATAAAGCAGGTACAAATAAACCGCTTGCTTTTGTCCATGTTGCTACAGGGTCTGGTGTAGTCCATTTTGTAATAGTTACATACTGCTGACTAGATTTCATTGTCCAAGGTCCTTGTTTTTTCTCTTCTTGTGTTACACCCCAAAGACCTTTTCCGTATTCATTAATGATAGAAGTTTGAGCCAAGAAGATAATTTTATTTTCATCAATATAGCGTTTAGAAGCTTCTGTTCCGTTTGCTTTAACATATTTATACTGCTCATCATATGTTGTAATAGTGAAACCAAACATTTCATTCATGAGTGTATTAATTTGCGCAGTAGTTAACAATGTACCTTGTCCTAGTGTACCCATGATTGCAGTTTGAATATATTTGTTAGTTCTCAATTTACCTAAAGCTTTTGTAGACATAATACATTCTTTAATGTTTTGACCCATGCTTTTTGCTTTATCGTAAACTTTTTGGAACTCTGCCAAAATGTCAGCACTTTCGCTCATATCGGCAATAGAAAAACTTGTATTACCGCTAGGGACTCCGTAATCCAAAGTAATATCAATATGATTTTCTTTGATTTTAACCTTACCACTTTGTAAGAGTTCGCATTTCATTACTTCTACACGTGTTAACACGCTTTCTGCTAAACGTCCCATGTCATCAAAAACATAGTTTAAAATAGCGTTATCACTAGATACACCATTGCTAATATATTGGTCAACTAATTCGCTTAAGTTGATTTTTTCTTTAATCAACATTTTTTCAAAGTTAACTTTTTCAAATGTAGGACGTTCGCCAATTCGTGCCTCTGTATCAAATCCGTGTACTAAAGCGATAGAAGGTAATTGCATTTGGTCAGTTAATCTATAAAAACTTGCTTTTAAATTCTGTGTTTTTTCGTTCGGGAAAATTCTATCCCCTAATCTATCCCTATTTGGGGATAAGTTTTGAGAAAAGTTTATCAATTCCTCATTTGTCAGTAATTTTTCAATATCCATTATTCAACCTCCATTATTACTCATCTCTTGTTGTTTCTGGAGCGTCAGACCAGTATAAACCTTGTTTAGCAAAAACCGCCTCCGCTAGTTCCTCAATAACTGCTGGTAATCTATTTTCGTAAACTCTTCCAGCTACGATTAAAGAACCAATAGCTTCGCCGTGTGTAACGTCTACATCTTCAAAAACGATACCTTTTGCACTTCCGTCGTTGCTAGGATAAACAGTGCCAGCTTTAATATATTTTGTTCCATCATCTTCTGTTGTAACTGCTGTTTCTGTATCAAATTTCCATGTTTTAAGTAACAAGCCAACTTCACTTTCTAAGAAGTTAGGCATTTTTCTTGATTTTTCTGTATATGTGTATCTTGCGTTTGCCATTTATTTACTCCTTATTTTTAATGTATTTAGCGTTATATTTTTCAGCCATTTGCTTACCAATAGATATTTCAGGTGGGTTTCCTTCTTTTCCACCTTGTCCGTCTGCTGGATTTAATCCTGCAAAGTTTTTTTCTTTTGGTTCGGTTTTCTGAACTTTGAAGGCGAAAGAAGTTGTTTCATCTTCCATTAAAGCCTTAACTCTATTAGGAATTTCTTTTTCAAAATTGTCAGAATTGATATCATCTAAATTTAGAAGCTTCATACCAACATTGACGCTTTTGATATCATTTTTATAAAGTTCCTGTAGTGCAAAATTATTAATTTTTTGTTTTTCTAATTCTTTTGCTTGCTGTGCTTTTAAATCTTCAATTTCTTTTTTGTATTTTTCTACATCTACACCATCAAAGCTTTTAAGCTTATCTACAAGTTCTTTATTCTGTTTCTCAAGAGTTTCAGTTTTTTGTCTAATTCCCTTAACTTCTTCCACGTGTTTAAAAGTTTCACGAAATTCTTTATTAAATCCGTCAATGTCCGCCCCATCTTGTCCTAACTTGTATTTTTTAATCATTTCCATGATATCCATTTATATATAAACCTCCGTATACTTTTTTATAGTGGTTAGTGCCACTTAGAGAATTATTTTTTGATACTATATTATAACAAAATTTTATACATTTGTCAAGCATTATTTTAACTTAAATTTTGCATTTTTTCCCATTCTCGATATGTTATATTTCTATCTATTTCATAGTACGTACCTTCTTTTGTTTTTGCAATTCTTGTACCTTGTAAATCTTTGAAATACGGAGCTGTTGTACTTCTGCAATTAGGGTGTAATGGTGGGTAATTTACCCCTGTTTGCTTTTTGCTCATATCAAAAACTTTTCCGTCCATATCTCTACAAATTTGCGAAGTTTTATAGTCTAATGTTGCCATGTATTGATATTTCTTAAACAATCCGCTTCCACTCATTGCTTTATAATTAGCTTCATTTAATACGTGTAAATATTCGGTTCTTGCTAATCTTTCTGCATTAAAATAAGATGTATTCATTCTTTTTTGTATTGTTTTAGCAAGCTGTTTAGGATTTTGACCTTGTATTATTGCTTGTGGTAATTCTTGCTGTATAACTTTAGATAATTTATCTCTATTGCTCCATATACGTTCCGAATAGTTCTCACCTAACCAACTTTGAGATACCGCTTGTTTAACTTTTCCATCTTCTAACCTATCTACATCATATCCAAAACCTGTACCAACCTGCATATCGTAAATCTTTTTATAATACATAGCTTTATAAATAGAAGGTAAGTCATTGTCGTAGTCATCTTGTTGTAGTTGGTAAAGTTCTTCAATATCAGATATTAAGTTAAATAGTAAAGCTTTTATAGCCTGTATTCTGTAAGAGCCTTTCATGTTTTTAGCTAATGATTTAAGTTCTTCACTGTATGCAGTTTTATAAACTTTTCTTGCTTTATCTCTTAATTCTTTTGCTTCATCAGCAGACAATATTTTATACATATTGCTATAATCTGTTAAATCATAAAGAGAATAAAACTTATATATTTCATTTATTAACTTTTGTGTAGTAGTAGTAAAAGCTACTTTTAAATCATCATTAATTTTGTCAATTTCTTTTTCTACTTTTAATACATCTTGTTCAGCTCGCTTTTGCCAATACTCCGCATTATTCATCTATACCACCATTGCTATTATCGTCATTATTGCCAAAAGAAGGATTGTCGTATAAATAATCTTGCATTTGTGCGTTTTCTTTTTGTTCCTGCTTCCATGTGTTAAGTTCATCATCAACATTTTTCACAAATGGGTGATTGCTTAGAATTGTACGAGTAGACAAACCTTGAACACCTTGAGATTTAACACACATATCTATTGCACTAGCTTCATTTGTAATAACATCACGATTAAATACAAAATCGACTGTGTCTTGAATATCGCCCATGTTGTAATATTTAGATATGAACCATAATAAAGAATGTAGTGTATTTTTGCAATTTCTTTCTAGTGTATTGCAGTCCATGTCTAAACTTGCGTATAAATATTGTCTAGCTTCTGCACTTGCATTTGCTCCAAATTCGCTAGTAATATCTACTGCACGACCGAACATGAATATATCTTTTTTCAATCTATCTAAATGGCTATTTGAGTTATCAATATCTACAGTTAAATCTAGCACGTCTACTCCGCCATCATCACTAACCTTAATTATTTTATGTGTCTTTACATCTCTTCTTAATTGTCCTGCATTTGTTCCATCATAGTTTTTTACAACTAAAGTTTTATTCAAGTCATCTTCTAGTCCGTTACTATTTCGGCTTGTCTGTCTGTCGTAGTCATCAATTAAAGATTTAATTTTATCTAATAAAAATATATCTTCGTCATTATATTTTATTGGAATAAATGGTATCTTTTCCCAGTTATATGGCTTTCCTTCAAAGCTCACCATACCGCTTTTATTTGTTCTTTCGTATCGTGCAGAGTCGTTGGCTTCATAGAAAATTACCCCTGTATTATCCCAGTATTGAGCGTATCTTTTTTCCTTCTTTTGCGTGCCTTCATACTCAACCTTAGAATAAAAGTATATAACTGCATTTAATTCAGTTTTATCAATGTCTGACCAAAAAGGTATCACGTTTTTAGCTTCTAACCTTTGGAATTTTAAATCACTTCCTTGTGGGTATACGAATAACCAGCCATAATATTTAACTACAGCGTCTTTTGCTACTCTTTGGAATTTGTTCTTGAAGTCCTGATTAAATATTTTGTTTAACTGCTCCAAAATATTATCATTATCACTTTCTACAGTCCATTCTTTACTTAATAGATACTGTATTTTCTGGTCTACAATAAGAGAGAAATAATCGTGTGCAAGTCTATTATCAGCCACATTTTCTGCTCTCTCTAATCCATGTTCACCTAAAACCATTCGACCATTGATATTTATATCTGTATTATTTTTATAGTACTGTTCAGATTTAATTATTTTCTTGTATTCCAAAGAGTTTACATGCTCACCAATTTCAAGATTAACTATTGTATCAATATCCATTGGAGCATTATTTTTTATATTCTCATTTATTTCTGTTACATCATCATTATCAAAAAACACTTTATCACCTCTTTAAGCAACCTCGAACGTATTACCACGTGCTACTACTGTATTAACAAAATATCTAAAATCGTCCATGCAGTTATGAACTATCAAACCGCCATTTATAGAAAAGTTATGATATTTTTCAACTTCCATATTATACACATCTTGAAAGCTATCAAAAGTTATACTATAGATATAAGAATATCCAATATTTATATCTAAGATAGTATCATCTGTTCTTAAATCTCTTACCATTACCCACCCTCTTTTAGTGTATATAGGGTGTTCAGCAGTTGCTTTTATTATTTTACCGCTATTAAGCTTTACTTCAAATACTCTTGCGTTTTTCTGTGTAACTCTAACATCTTTAAATTTAGCAGTTACAGCTTTATTGTTATATGTGTCATAAGCTTTAACAATTCCACTTTTACCTACTAAATCTTTAATAGGAATATCACCATTTATTGTATTTATTATTGTATCACCTGTAAGACAGTGGTCGTTTTCTTTTAGTGGCTTATCCTCTTTTATGTTATCCTTGTCCCAACTATACCCCTCAATTTCATTAATGAAGGCTTTACAGTTAGAGTTTATGAGTATGTTACCTTTGTTTAATTCGGTGGCGGTGTTTCTAATTCCTTCTAATACGTCATTTTTTGCTTTCCTAATATTAAACTTTCCATGCTTTCTAATAGTGGCAATCATAGAACTTGCCGACGGGTCGATAATTATACTTCTAATTGGCAAATCACCTGCAAGGTCTAATAGTTTATTGTAATATTCTTCATCTGTGTATTGTTTATTCGTTTTACGTCCATCATGGTAATATTCTGTAATTCTGTACCATTTACCTTTATATTTACCCCATAAGCCAGCACTAAATGGGTTTAATATACCATAGTCTGCACTTATATAATACTGCTCATATTTTTTTGTTGGCTGTTCTGTAAAGCAATATTTATCTTTATAAAACATAGGATAAACCAGACCTTCCGCACGTACCCATTTTCCTAATATAAGCCTATCATACCAAACGGAGCCTTCATATTCTTTTTTCAAGTTTCTTACAAATTCTTCTGGTAAGAATGGATTATCATCAATCGTGTATTCTTGCAAGTATTTATCAACATCACTATCAATAAATTCCTTGAACCAATGCAAAGGACTATCAGGGTTACATGTTAAATCACAGCGACTATAAGACTTGTCAAGTCGAGATTTAAGCATTTCAAATACTTCTTTACACCATGTAACAACTTCATCACCGTAGCAATACTTGATTGACATACCACGCAAAACATCTACTTGATTTATTTTGCTTGCACCTAAGCAATAAACTTTTTCACCGAATATTGTGGCGGTATTATCTGCCCTTATACTACTAACTAAATTTTTGCCGTACATTTGCTGGAGCGGTTCAATTACGTTACGTTGTATTGTGCCTTTGGTATTGCCTAGAAATACTGTTAATCCTTCTTTTCCTGCTACTGCTCTTATCCTACATGGTATAACAACAGCTATATCAAGGTAAGTCTTTCCACTTCTTACTGCACCGCTTTTTATGTTCCATCTATGGCAAGCGTCATTTAAATATTCTAGCTGGTTTTTACTAAAATTAAACATCTTTGTTAATACCTTTTTCTAATTTATTAGGTATTTTACTAAGAATTTTGTCGAGTTTTTCAAGTGCTTCATTGTCTTTATATTCTCGTTTATCTCGCCATTCTGTAGGTTTTCTGTTCTTAAGCCAGAATATTTGAGCCGTTGTATCTGGTATTACATGCTTTCTTATAACCTTCGTTGTTTCGTTCCCTTCACTATCTGTGATTGTGGTCGTTTCGTCATACTCATAACCTAACGCACGCTTTAAGAGAGAGTTCTCAACTTTTCTATCAATAACATCTTTTCCTTTTTTGAGAGCTTCTGCAATCTTAGGATTTTTTAAAGACCAATTATATAATGTAATTCTGTTTATTTCCATTTTTTGGGCTATCTGCTCATTTGTTAAGCCATCTTTTGCCCAACCTTCAATTTTAATAAAGCCTTCTTCTGTATTCCATTGGTCATACTTTGCCACCTGCTAACACCTCCTTATTATACAGATAATATAGTTTTTCTGTATTGTTCATAATTACCTTTCTTAAATGGTTTTCATTCTTAATTTTCTTATAAACCGCACCAATTAAGAAAAATCTGATAAATTCACTTATTATCAACTTGTGTTTATCCTCATCTGATATAAAATATAGTTTATCAAAATCTGGTAATCTGAAAACATAACTCTTTTTCTTATTAACTATTCTAGTTATGTAGTTTCTTTTTCTATATCTAACCTTAATGCTTTTCTGATGTCTTATTTCTAGTCTATGAAGTATACTATATTTATAGCATAACCAATCAATTAATTTATCATATTTGTTCACATTTCCGAACTCCTTATATACAAAATAAGCACCTAGCATTATACTAAGTGCTTTAATTGTGCAAGATGTAGTAAAGTTATTATTTTTGTTAAGATGTATCTTGCTTATTTCTTTCGTGGAGATGATACTCGGACTTGAACCGAGAAATAAAGGTTTTGCAGACCTTCGCCTTAACCAGTTTGGCTATATCATCATATGGTACGTGAGAAAGGACTCGAACCTTCAAAATCAAGTTTCTAAGACTTGTGTGTATGCCTATTCCACCACTCACGTTTATTTGATATCTTTATTAAGTATACATTATGAGCTTTCACTCTACTCTTTATAACTTCTAGCTTATTCAACCAGTGAGAAAGACAAGTCCTAGCTATAAGGAGCTACCTTATAACTTCTTGCCCCCTTTTACCTCACGCAGAAATGTTTGTCTGCAAATTTCACATATCATTCGGATTATAAAATTGTAATTAACAAATTACGTATTATCATCAAATAGGCTATTATGCTACTTTAACCAAGTAATATGTTATAGTATATTTCTATACTTCAAAGCCACACGGTTTACTTTTACATTTCAGTTAGCTCGATTTAGTTGTAAGCTAAATGGCATAGCTGATTATTACCCACAGGGTCGTTTATTATCACCGCCATACAACTTGTGTTTTAACTAGCGTTATAATTTGTACGTGCTGTACTTCTTTTGGTTTACCCAATTGTTATTTACTGTTACCAATAAATAAAAGCTCAATTATAGCAGTATCCCACTACAACCCTACTCAATAAACCAGCACTCCATGAGGTTTGATTAGAACGTTTACACATGGTTATAATGTATACTTGATAAAGATATCAAATTATGTATTGGGAGCTTTCGCCCCCAAATAAATTGAATAAAGATAAACATGGGTCTTTTATGAGAAACTCATAAATGCTTTATTAAATTGTCTATGTTTATATTATACTATATTAATTTTAATTTGTCAACACCTTTCTATAGAAATTTAGCGATAAAAGGAATAAATTTATTATAGCACATTAAAATAAATTTGTAAATACCTATTGACAATAAAAATATATAATGATATAATGTAGTTAAGTTAATAGAGAGTTAAACCGCAACTTGAAAAATGCGGGTGTTGATATTCAAACCACCTTAAAATAAAATTCACTGCTTGCCACAGTGTCAGTTGCCGTTAGAGGGTAAGACAATCCTAGATGCGTACAGGGTGAAACTCCTTGTACTGCGTATATGGATTTTATCACCATATACAAAACCGTCCTGTGATACCATTGATAAGGTAAGTGAGGCGAACCACCGTACAACGTGGCAGTTGTGGAGATAACGGCAGACCTAGGCTCTTAGGTGGTTTAGATGAAGCGAAAGAGTTCAGCTCGATATACAGCATTAGAACTTTTAACGTGGTCTTTAACGTCCCCCAAGTGGCGGGGGCAAAGACTACGCTTCTTGAGTTAACTCTCTACCAGCATTAGTTGATTGATTGTTGGTTGTCAAGAGATTGAGTAGAAAATACAAAGTAGGTGAGAACATGACGAAACAAGAAAAGATAAAGTTGCTAAGCAACATTAAGAGTAACATTGAATTAAGCGACATCATAAGTTGCGGTAGTAAGGTTACATTCTTCATAGTTAAGACAGTTAGAAACAACGTAAAGATGAATTGGTACTTCATGGATATTAAAAGTGCGTTCGACTTCATAGTAAAAAGACGTTACAAGGAGTTTTACATTTTCCGTGCTAAGACCGCCAATGGTAGATATAAGATTAAACAGCAAATGGTATAAGGTGATAATAATTGAGATATATGGGCAGTAAATCAAGGATAGCAAAGTATATAATACCAATAATGCAAGCTCACAGAAAAGAAGATATGACATGGGTTGAGCCTTTCGTTGGTGGTGCTAACGTCATTGATAAGGTTGGCGGTAAAAGAATAGGAGCAGATAATAATAAATATTTGATAGCGTTATTCAAAGAACTTCAAAAAGGATATAAACCGCCAATAGGTATATCAAAAGAAGAAGCTCTAAAAGTTAAAGAAAATAAAGATAAATATCCAGATTATTATGTTGGGTGGGTAGGTTTTACCGCTTTATGCTATAGGGGAATGTTTATGAATGGATATTCTGGGAAAGAGTATAAAGAGGGAGCAAGTAAATCAAGAAATTATATGATTGAGTGTTCTAACAACATACTTAAGCAATTAAATAACATAAAAGGTGTTAATTTTGTATATTCAGATTACAAGGATTTATATATCCCTAGTAATAGTTTGATATATTGCGACCCGCCGTATAAAAATTCAACAGGCTACATAACAGGCAATTTTAATCATGATGAATTTTGGGAATGGTGCAGAAATAAGGCGAGAGAAGGTTATAAAATATTTATAAGTGAATATGTTGCACCTTCTGATTTTAAATGTGTATGGTCTAAAGAAATAAAGTGCGGTCTAGGTCATAGAGAAAATAGCAAAAGTATTGATAGAATAGAAAAATTATTTACCTATGAATGTTAACCGCAAGCGAAGATATTTTCACCACCCCATGAAGATATTTTCGCTTATTTTATTATGTTTATATATTGCATTATTATTATAAATATGATATAATATAAGTATAAACAATAAGGAGTGATTTAATATGGAATATCAACAAGTTCCTGAATTTGGTTGCGATATGGAAGATTTTGACGTAGAAAAGTATTGGAAAAAGCAAGAAGAAATATACAGTGCTAAACGCACTAAAGAAATGAAAGAGGAATTAGCAAAACTAAATAAAATAAATGAAGATAAAACTTATAAGTATTTTATAAACAAGTATTTTAAATTGATTGTTGAAACGGCTGGGCTAGAAAATGGAAAGATATATTATATGGAAATACCATATAGCGAAAATTATTTAGCGATAGATATATATAAAGATGGAACATTCTATTTAAGAGGATATAAATATAAAGACAAGCTTCCTTACGTTGGCGAAATAATGTCAAAACCTTTAAAGTTAGAAAACGATACAAAGTTATTTTCTTTAATGTCTGTTTATTCTAAAATGAAATATAACAACTCTTTTGCTCAAAAGTTAAAAGAGTCAACTTGCAAGCCTGCTTCAAGATTTTACTTAAATATTTTGCTGGATAATAAAAGAATTGAAAGTATTGATATTTTAGAAGGTGGTACTCCTAAAAAATATTCAAGTCTAACAGTTCGTTATTTAAGCGATTTAATTAGTGATGAAAGTAAAAAAATACCGTTTATTTTAGAATTAAAAGGTTGGAAAGAAGAGCAAACTTTTACTTATTATATAAAAGAAGATAGAAGTTTATGTTCAGAGAATAAAAGCTTTAAAGATTTTGATTTATTATCAGAACATAAAGCTAATAATTTTTTCGTTTTATTTTATGATTTTGACTTAGGTGATTATTCACGATACCTAAGAAATACAACTGAATTAAACCCTAGAACTTTATTTTTAGTTAAATTGTTAGAGTTTCTAGGCATAACTTTTGAAATTGAAGAAAATGTTAATCTTGATAACTTAATAATTGAATAACAATATTGGCGGTTTAATTACCGCCAATATTTATTTGCATTATTCTTCAATATGTGATATAATAATATTAAGGTAGGTGATATGATGATAATTTTACAAGAACTAAAGCAAAAATATTTAAACAAAGATATTGAGTTAACAGAAATAGCAAACTATATATCAGATAATGCAGGTATAAAACATATAAAAGAATATTTACCATCAAATAAACTTATATATAAGCTATCTGTTAATAAAGGTGTTGGAAAATATCTGGTAATAAAATTTAGAATTTTAGATATTAAATTGTTAAAGGTAAATATAACGGATATATTTATTGATGAGTGGTTCAACTTAGTTCATAGAAATGGTGAACTAATAGCAACAACAAAAGATAAGTAGGAGACGTATAATATGAAAGAGTTAAATTGTACAATTTTAGAAAGCCAAGAAGAAATAGACAAAGCACTATACAATAGAAATTTTGTACTTGAAATGTTTTCTATTGATGTTGTAAGCATAATAAGGCTTGCAAAATGTAACGTAGAAGATAAAGAAGTACATCTTGAATTTTCATTAAATATTTTTATTAACAATAACAATAAATCACTTTCTCATAGAAGCCAACGTATATCTAATAAAAAAACAGTGTTCAATAAAAATAATAAGTACTTCTTAATAAGTGATGAAAATAAGCTAAAATCAATAATAGAAGTGCTTAACTTTTATGGGATAGATGTTAATGCTTATGATAAAGATGTTATAGAAGATTTTTTGGTTAACTATTGCTATGATATATTAAGTAAAGTACGTTATTAATGAGGTGATAAAATGAAATTAAGTGAATTAATTGAAAAAGTAAAAAGTGAGATGACTTCAAAACGTTGTGAGTTTGCTGTAAATGGGGTTAGTTCTATTGAAAACAGTAAAAGTTTACCTAGAACAATAATAAAAGCTGTAAGAGAGCAGTCAATACTAAAATTATCAAATGATGAATATTATTTAGTATTTTTGGCGAAATGTGAAGAATTAATTGATAGAACAATACTAGGAGATTTATATAATAGAATAGAAAAAGAAAATGGATATAATATACTTGATGAATACTATATATCTAGAATGTGTGGTATTATAAATGTTATGGTATTCCGTTTAGTTGAAAATGATGTATTTTAATATATTTAGGTGGTGTAAAAGCCACCTTTTTTATTTGCATTATTTAGCTAAATGTGATATAATGTAATAGAGGTGATATAATGAAAGATAAATATATTGGTAAATATGACCGCGTATTCAAAGAGTTGTTAGAAAAACGAGAAGAACAAAGGTTGATAGATAAAATTAGAACAGAAAGCGAGCGTGATAAGTGTTTAAGAAAAATGCAAGAAGTTATTGACGGTTTAACAGTCGATACAATGAAAGCGGTAGATATTGCAAAATATATTATAAGCAATAATCTTATTAATAATTTAAGGCTAAACAAAATATTATATTATTGTCAACATGAAAGCCTTAAAAGGTATAACAAGCCTTTATTTGATGATGAAATATTGGCTTATAAATATGGTGCTGTTGTAGCTAATGTATATTATCGTTATAATTATTTTGTTGGCAATATACCTATAAAATATGATATTGATATACCAGAAGAAGCAAAAGACATAGTAAAATATGTGATAGATAAATTTGATGGTATACCAACATGGGATTTAGTAAAGCTTAATCAATCTGGTGCATGGAAAGAAATTTATAATGGCGGTAAAGGTGAAAGATTAACAATACCGCTAGAGATGATTAAAAAAGAGGTTATATGATGAATAATGATAATTGGGTTAGAGATATGTTAAAAGAAAGATTAGAAGCAAAAGGGATACCAGAATATGAGAAATTTAATACGTTTTGCGACGAATTACAAGAGTTATTTGACACAATCACACCTGTTCCTAAAACAGAAATAGAAATTGACAATGAATATACTAGTTGCAGTATAGAGCTTGTAAGAAAAGAAGGAGCAAAGGAAAAAGCACTTGAATTGCTAGATGTGGCACTTAAAAAGTATAATATACCAAACAAACCATCAAAAGACGGTGTTGCTAGAATTGATGGTTTGACAGTAGATGAGTATTTTAAAAAGGTGGGGTTATGGTAATGAAAGTATATGTAGTTATTTGTGATGATGAAATTTTTGCAATATATAAAGACAAAAGAAAAGCAGTAAAAGTTCAAAATTATTTATATGAAGCTATGTTTAAAAAAAGTGGATATGAGCCTTTTTATATAGACATAGAAGAAAAGGAGGTAATAGAATGAAATATGTAGACATTATAGAATATTTGTTACTATTCGCATATCAGATAGCATTCTTTTTCTTAGTTTTAAGAATGGACGCTATTATATATAATGATAAACTGCCAACTAAAAAAGATAAAGCATTGTTTAGATTGTTTGGTTTTTATTTTTATATGTATGTAGTTGTAAAATGTGTTCACATTCTTTGTAATGCTAACGTGTAGGAGGAAAAATAATGGTTGAATTTATTAGTTATAATGGCGAATATCCTAATTTATGCAGGGGCTTATTGGTTATAAAGGTAAACGGTAAATTATATGAGCTTAGAAATTGCTTATATAGTTGCGGTAAATGCTACTTTGATGATGATGGTAACGACATAGTAACTCAAGGAGATTGGGAAATGAGTGAATATAATTTTGAAAAATATTATCCAGAACTTATGCCATTTAAAGAAGAAATTGAAAAGGTAGTAAATGATAATGTACAAAAAGGTTGTTGTGGTGGTTGCTTATGAAAGTATATGTATTAACTGTATCAGATGTTTATGGTAACAATAATAAGATACACATTGTATATAAAAATTTTGTTTTGGCTAGATTAGCACAAAAACAAATAGGTGAATATTTTTCTTGTATAAAAGAATGTGAAGTGGAGGAAAACAACATGGTAAAAGTACACGAATTAAAAATCGTCCCTGAATATTTTAGAGCAGTAAAAGAAGGCAAGAAAAAATTTGAAATTAGGAAAAATAACCGAAATTTCAAAGTTGGTGAATATATAGATTTACGAGAGTATAGTGGAGATAAAGGATATACAGGCGATAGATTATGTTTAAAAATAGTATACATGATAGAAAGCGATTGGTTTCCACAAGGATTGAAAGATGGCTATTGTGTATTAGGAATTGAAGTTATTTAAGGAGGAATAAAAATGGCAAGCGTGGAAGAATTAAATAAGGCAATTGAAATAATTAGCAGTCATTGCGAAAGTTTTGATAATTGTGAGGAAAATTACTGCCCATTTATTGTAAACTGCCCAATAAAAGGAGAAATAGAACCGCCTTCATCTTGGTTTAATGTATGTGAAGAAGACGAAAAATAATGGTAAGCGTGGAAAAAATGAAAAAAGAGATTGAAACAATTGTAAATAATTATGAAAACCAAAGTAAAACAGGTGATGATTGTCTTAATTATTCACTTAGTGTTATACGTAAATTAATATCAGAAACAAATAAACCGTTAAAGATTAGTAAAATGCAAAATAAATATATTAATACTTAAGCACTAGAAAGGGTGCTTTTTCTATTGCATTAATTTATAAAATATGCTATAATAAGATAAAGGAGGTTCAATAATGGATAAAATAGACGAAATGATAATAAATATGTATAGGAAAGCAATAAGTGAAGCACGTAAGCCACCTAAATATTTGCGTGATTATAAAAGTATGCAGAACAAAGAAAGGGTTGAAGATAATGTTTATAAAAGGAAGAAAGATAATAATAAACATGGAAGCAATCAAAACGATTAAGATAAAAAGTTTTGAATATTGCTTCAAGGTATTAGCCACTGATTTTGATAATGAAGAATACAACTTATTTATAATAACAGGTGATTTAACAAGTGCAATAAAAGTTGCTAAAGCTTTAATTAACAGCATATATCTATCTAAGACACATAATATAGATGTTGACTTAAAAAAATATTGTGAGTTATCAAAAGAAAGCTACAAAGAATTAACAGGCAAGGATAAGCTTGACGTTGATATATTTACTGCAATATAATAGGAGGTATAACAATGTATTATAAACTTATTTATTATTTCACGTTCAACAGTCGTATATATGCTTTAATTGCTGATGAGCATTATAATACAAAAGAAATAAAACTTTCCAATATTGAATATATAGAGGATAAGCCTTTCAGTGGTAGTAAATTAAAAACCAAAGATGGTATATATGAGCTGGTTCAGAATACTGAACAAATAGAGAAAATAAAATTGCCTAAGTTTTTCAGTTGGCATAAGACCTTGATAAAAAAAGACGATATATACCATTTTGATGAATTGGTAGCAACTAATTATTATTATAATCTAAAATTAAAATTGGCGGTGTAATTATGTGGATAAAAGTTTCAGATAAAGAGCTAGTAAACGCTAACCAGTTAGGCTGTATAGTTTACAAATATAATGAAGTTGTATCAACAATTGATAGTAATAAGTTGGTATTATATAAAGGTTTTTATGCTCGTGAGGTTTATGATAAAATAATGGAAGCTATAGAAAATAATAAAAGCATGGTTGATATATCAACATATAGCAGGTTTTAATTTATAATCCTAGATTTAATCTAGGATTTTTTTAAATATGTATTGCATTGTTAAATGATATATGATATAATATAGTCATAACATTAAAGGAGGAATTAAAATGAAGTTTAGTAAATTAGATTTTATAATTATTTTCATTCTTTGCATAACAGAATTTTCGTTAACGTCTGATTATGTAAATATTTACTACACACCTAACACTTACTTTTTAATAGTTGGTTGGTCTTATATAATAATTAAGGCTATATTTATCATTGTTAAAAAGTACAATATATTTAAAATGGGGGATAAATAATGAGTTTATTGGATTTTATAGACTTTATTGTTATTATTTTAATTTGTATAGATAGAATAAAAATAAATTTAGGTAGTCTATCTTTCGATTATATAAGAAATCCTGTTTGTGTAAATGTTGGTTGTTCTTATCTGTTAATAAGATATATATTTATAGATATCAATAAATATAATGCAGGCTTGATTGATATTAATTTATTTTTTATGTTAAATGTAATTTCTTTCTTAGCTTGTATCTTATCTTTAATATTAGATACTTCATTTAAAGACAATAAAAAACTAAATAATGTATCATCTATATGTATGATGCTGGTTTGGTGTTGCTTGATAATAAATGTTGTAAAAGATTTAATTATGTAGCACCAATAAATTATCCTAGATTAATTTCTAGGATTTTTTATTTTATTTAAAAATATGCTTGCATTTTATTATGATATGTGTTATTATATAAATGTAGCAAGGAGCTACTAAATATTTAAAAAGGTGGTAATGAAAAATGGAAACAATCAATAAATCTGAATTATTTAAACAGGCACACGCAATGGCTAAAACAATGAAAGGTGATTATAAAGCTTGTCTTGCATTAGCTCTTAGAATATTATATAGAAAAGCAAGAAAAACAACATTAAGAAAAGTTGTTGATGGTAAATTCTTAATATCAACAGCTAATTTAGGCTTTGAATACGAAACAATGGTATTTAGAGCTGACGGCTCCGAAGAAGGATTTTATTATGACGAGCCAATATTTGAATGTAGAACACGCACTAAACAAGAAGCTTTAAAAGTTCATAATGAACAAGTTGATAAATATGTTGACTTAGCTTATTTGTTCGCATTTGCATAATTTTTATAAAAAAAAATATCGTAAAATATATAATTTATACTTGCATACTTTTACAATGTATGCTATAATAAATATGTAAGTTAAATAAAAAGGAGTTTTAAAAATGTTTGAACAATTTGAATTAGAAAATGGGTTAAGTTTTACAAATTACAAAGAAGCTTTAAAAGAAGCTAAAAGCAAAGATTTATATTTGGTATTATATAACGATAGAAAAGAAGCTATAGAAAAAACTATTGTAAACAAAGTTGGTAAAGCTTCTGATATAAAATATATAGTTGTTCAAAAAATAATAAATAATGTACAGTATGAACACGTATACGAAGCAAATAACGTACACAAAAGTTCATACAACGAAGTAACGGATAATGGCGATAGCTTAGATAAAAATATAAAATTAAATCTAAATAAAATATATAAAAGATTAAGCCATGCAAAAAAACATGGTGTAAACTATTACATCACTTATAAAGATGGTTCTCAAAACGGTGTTTGCTTAAGTGAGTACAATTTATTAGAATTAAATAAACTTTTTTAAAAATAATACTTGCGTACTTTTTATAAGTGTGATATAATATAAATAAAGATAAACGAAAGGATTGATTTTAAATGATTAATATTAACTTAGTAAACGAATTAGAAGGAAAAGAAATTACTTTATGTGAACTCGATAACGTATTAACTGCTTACGGTGTGCCTTCTGTATATGATGAAATAGACCCAGATAGTTTAATTGAAGACGAAAGCGTTTCCTATTGGGTAGATGATAGTCAAGGCATAAACATATTATTTGATGTAATTGATTACAAAGAAGATAGCCCTATTGATACAGTAGTAAATATTAAAAGAATTGAGGAAATTTAATATGAGCAAATACGACAAAACAAACGAATATAATAAAAATAACTATGTTGGTCTTAGCTTTAGAGTTAAGCCAGATATAAAGGCTAAACTTTGCCAGATTGCTTCTGATGAAAGAATAAGCTTGACAAAACTTGTTATAAAAGCTTGCTACCAATACGCAAGCGGTAAATAAAAAAATAAAAGGGGAGAAATAAAGATGATAAAGTTCTTAACTAAAGACTATAAAGGAAAATACGTTCTATGCAGAAGAAATCCAGAAATAAAAGCAAAAGATATTGTTCAAGATTTTATATTTAGAGATAAGATTTTGAAGGAAGATAGGCAAGTTAGCTATAAAGAAGCTAATAAGGCTATTGAACTAGGTTTTACAGTAGAAAATAAGAATGGTAAATACTATCTAGGTGGCAACGTATCAAGGGAATGGGGCGATTGGTTACCATTTTAAGATGTTCATTTGTTGTAAAAACAACATAACCACATAAACCAACAAAAAGAAAGGAAAATCAACAATGAATTTATATGAAATTAAACAATCTATACAAGAAGCTATTGATAAATGTATTGATATGGAAACAGGGGAAATTATAAACCCTGAACTTCTTGATAGTTTAAACGAAAAACTAAATATTAAGCGTGAAAATATCGCTATCTATATCAAAAACTTAACATGTGATAGCAAGGCTATTGATGAAGAAATCAAAAACCTTACTGCACGCAAAAAATCAATTAATAATAAAATTGATTGGCTTAAGCAATACTTAGCTAATGATTTACAAGGCAACAAATTTGAAACTGCTAAGGTAGTAGTCAGCTTTAGAAAAAGCAAGTCGGTTGAAATCAATCCAGATGCCGAAATACCTAACGAGTTCTTAATACAGCAACAACCTAAACCAGATAGAGCAGGCTTAAAGAAAGCTATTCAATCTGGTGAAGTTATTGCAGGTGTAAGCATTGTAGAAAAACAAAACATAAGCATTAAATAAAAGGCACGTTTTATACGTGTCTTTTTCTTGCATTAACAAATTATTTATGATATAATCTATTAAATAAAATATTAATAGAGGTAATATAAAATGACTAATATTGAAAAATTAGAAAAAGAATTAAACGGAAGTAAAATGACGCTTCTACAAATTTATGAATTTATGGAAAATAAAGGTCTAGGGGACTCTTATAAAGATAACAAATCAAGAGATAAAGACGCAAACGATACGTTAGACGAGAGAGAAGCGATTTTCTTTTTAGAAGATGGCGAAACTTGTATCTTTGTTTGTTTTGATGTTTTACAATATGATAATAAAAACCCAATGAATTCATTAGTCCATATTTACTGTTTATTGGATGAACAATAATATTAAAGGCACGTTAATTCGTGTCTTTTTTAATTTATTTTAAAATAATACTTGCATATATCATTTATCTATGCTATAATATAATTAAAGATAAGGGAAGCAAGCAAATAAATAAATAAAAAAATAAAATAAAATGCTTGCATTTAAAAGTAAAACGTGTTATAACAAACACATAAAGATAAACAAACAAAGGAGATTTTAAAAATGAAAACATTCTTATTACAGGTTGGAGAAAAACAATTTATGATGAACTTTGAAGATTTATTCGAAGGAAAATGGAACGGATATAAAATTATTGATTGGGCTATGAGTGTTTTTGATACTTCAAACGTATCTTTTAGATATATAAAATCGAAAGAAAGAAAATTATATAAAAATGCAACTAAATTAAATTGCGAAGAAGTATTACAGCACAGTAAATTTATTCTAAATAAAGCTAGTGAAAAACAAAGTAAAATAGAAGAAAAAGAAGCAAACGGAATTAAAATAAATGCTGTTATATTTAAAGATAAAACATACTATATTAAAGAAGGTGAAAGATATCAATGCAAATGTTTAGAATATGGAAAAGAAGTTATTAGAACCTTATGCCAATATGATTTAATGTGTTCTAACAGCTTATACCAAACTTATACATTTAAACAAGACGCATATAGAGAACTTAGAAATAAAGCTATAAACTTAGCAAATACAAGAATAATATTTAGCGACAACACAGCATACTAAACTACAGGCACTTTAACGAGTGCCTTTTTCTTTTAAATTTATACTTGCATTTTATAAATAAGTATGTTATAATAAACATATAAATTAACAAAGGAGATATAAAATATGATGGGTAAAAACATTCTTAAAAAACTTGTTACAATTCAAAGCAAATTAAAAGCACCAAAAGGTCAGTACAACTCATTTGGTAAATATAATTATCGTTCTTGTGAAGATATCCTCGAGAACGCTCGACCACTAGCCAACGAAAACTCATGCGTCATAGTATTAAATGACGATATAAAAGAAGTTGCTGGTCGCTACTATGTAGAAGCTACTGCAACACTTTTTGACGCTGACAGTGGCGAAGAAATATCAGCAAAGGCTATGGCTAGAGAACCAGAAAATAAAAAAGGTAATGACGAAAGTCAGATTACTGGGGCTTCATCTTCTTACGCTAGAAAATATGCTTTATCAGCTCTATTCGCTTTAGACGATACAAAAGACGCTGATACAATGGATAATAGAGAGACAGTAAAGAAGCAATTGTCTAAGCCAGCAACAGACGAAAAGCACAAGCTTCTTACAAACGTTTTTAATAAAATGAAATCACTTAAAGCTACTAATGCAGATATTATACACATAATGGAAGATAAGTTTAATAAAACTTCATCTAAAGATTTAACGTTAGACGAGGTAAAAGACCTAGAAAAGAATTTAGCTGGTTATTTATCGGAATATTTAAAGGGTGTAAATGATTTACATGTAGCATATGAGCCAGCAATACAAAAGAATTTACAATAACCACTACAGGCACTTTAACGAGTGCCTTTTTTATTGCAATAAATCGCCACGTATGATATAATATTATTATACAAATAAAGGAGGATAAGCACATGGCAGAAATATATTTTAATGATGAATATGAAAAGGTGAATGATATGCTTTATTACAAAGAAAAACGCTTAAAACTAATTGATGAAATATCAAGTCAACTAAGAACTATTAACGACTTTAGCGAGGAAATAATTGACGTATTAAACGATTTACCAGACAACGAAGATACAAACAAAATAAATGAATTATCTGCTGGTATAAGATTAAGAACCGAAATAGCTATACAACGTATCAAAGAAGATATAGACGGAGGGTTTATTTAATGATGGATAATGACGAATTAAAGAAAGAAGCAATATCTTTTCTTAAAGACCTAAAAAACAGCATAGATGAAAACGATAATAATTTTAATAAATGCCTAGATAACATAATTGATATAATCAGGCAACGTGAAAACATTCCGTATAAACAAATAATAAGCGAAATAAAGAAAAATATAGAGCTTGCAGAAACGTACAATAAAAATCTAAATAAAGATTTAAATACATCTAACACTATAATATTATTGACAGCTTCTTCTATTATGAAATAAAAATAAGTAATATAAAAGGCACTAACTAATTAAAGCTAGTGCCTTTCTAATATAAAAAGGAGAATAAAAAAATGAAAGATGTTCAACACATATATATTAACATATCTATATCAATTTGTCAATAGTTTTAAAATAAATTCTCTACCTTTTTGCGTCCATTTACTATTATAAACCACTGGACTACATTTACTGCCATGTCTTATTATTTCTTGCTTAATAGAAATATACCCTTTATCAGAATATTTACTATACAATAGCCATGAATTATTAACTTTATATTGAATATTTAAATCACAAAGTTTTTTATTTAGCTCTTGAGGTGATTTAAAACCCAACTCCTTAGCTATTTCAGACGTAGTATAAAGCTTTTTAGAGTGAGATAACAAGTCAATTTCTTCTTGCTTTTCCTGTACAAGTTTTAATGCCTGTTCTTTTGCTTCTCTTTCTTCTTTTAATGCAGTTAACATCTTAATTGCATTATCTGGATTAGCCAACATCTTATCTATTGTATCCATAGTAGCATACACACCATATTTACGAATAGAAGGTATAACGTCTTTAGTTATCCAACGCTTAAACTCTTTAGCGGTTGGCAATTTAGAAGAAAGTACAAGGCTATATAATCCGCTTTCATTAACAAATGTTGTTCTACTTTTATAATTAGAACCATCTTGTTGAATTACCAATGAGGTTTTATCTTCTTTGTCTACGTGGTCGAACACAGCTCTTGATTTATCTTTATAACCAAGTGCTTCGGCTACATCTACACCAGCAAACAAAATCTCATTGTCTAATACTACTGTTTTAACTTTTCCAAAACTGTCATTTTCAAAAACTTTTAATTTAAAGTCCATGTTTAACACTCCTGTCATTATATTTCACTCCGTTATATAAAGATAAGGCAGAAAAGCTGGAGTGTGGCTCTTGTCGGTGTATACGTCCCTATCTGCCTTTAATATATTATACCATTTTATCTAAATTTTGTCAATAAAAAAGCACGCTATTTTCATAACGTGCCTAAGTTTATTATTTGTTTAATGCTTCTAATTGTTGTATTTTTTCTTCTTCTGTTTTATATCTGTTATAATGTCGTTTAATTAATTCTATTTCAAATTCAATAGTATTTATATAACAATCGTCAACTATACCATTAGAAATCCTTTCTTTTGCATAATCGCAATATCTTTCAATTACATTAAAACGCTCAAAAATTTGTCTTTCTATCATACTTTTTGACGTATTACAAGTATTAATCATTGATTTAATCTTTTCATTTTTCTTCATTTTATTAATCTCCTTTATTGTTTATATTTACATTATAGCAAGTTGTTTACTTATTGTCAACATCTTTCTTAATCAAATTAACTAAAATTTTAGCAGTTTCTTCTTTTACTGTTTCATTAATCGGTTGTAAATCTTTAAACACGATAATAGCATTGTAAAACTTATCCAAATGCACAAGCGTTTTATTTTTATATATAGCTATACCTTCAACTTGTTTAAGTCTTTTAAGTAAAACTTCTCTCATGCTTTCATTTAAATTAAAATGTCTGCATATATCTTCAAAATAAGCATAATCAACACTAAATTGCATTTCCTTAACAAAATCCATACACATTTTACCACCTCAACGCTTCAATTACCTTAATGACATCATCTACCATTTGAGATAACAACTCTTTATCTACTGGTAGATTGGCGTATCTTCTTTTTATAAGATGTACTACATCAAAATTGAATTGATGTCTGTAGCAGTCTTGAAAATCATAATCAAGTGTTCTGTATTCATAATTGAAATATTTAAAATACTCTTTTTGTTTATCTGTCAATTCACATTCAATCATTATATCACCTCGTTTATATTATAACATATATCATAATTTAATGCAATAAAAAATACACGCTACTTAAAAAGTAACGTGCTAAAGGGGTTATTTAATGCCTAGTTAAAGCACCTATATTTAGATTGATAGTGAAAAGATGATTTTATTTATTCCGTAGTGCTTTAACAATTACATTATACACTTTATTATATTATATGTCAAGACGTCTTAGATATAAAAAGTAAAGTTATGGAAGTAGATTGCGAAGAGTTTATAATTATTCTCTAAAGATATTATCTAAAACGTCTTAACATACTTATATTATAAACTATACATAATAAAATGCCAACACTTATTTACAAATATTTTATATATGTTATAATATTAATATAAGGCAGAAGCCAATAATATCAACCATTATTCCGACGTTGGAAAATGGCAAAGAAAAGGAGATTAATAAAATGAATAAAGAACTAAGAAAAAGAATTTGGGAAGAAAGAGAAAAAGTACAAGATTTAATTGATGATGTAGAAGTTGGAGAATATATAGAAGAAAGAACATTTTACAGACGCTTACAAAGTGTTGATGAACTTCTAAGCGACATCATACAAGATATATTAATGGAGGATAAATAATGAATTTATTTGAAGCAATAGTCCATATAAGCGACAAAAACAAGCCGACAGTATTGGATATTAGAAATATTATAGGTTCTATAGTAAACGGTAATTCAATATATATTAAAGGTAAGCCATTCTTTATCGAATGTTTTGAGATATCAAATAAAGTTATTTTGCAAGCGCTATATAATGATATGTGTTGTAACGAAATAAATTATAAAGACGATATGTTATTAATGATGTCTTTTAGAAAGATAGACGTTAAATTATACAGATTACAAAAGATTAGCAGGATTTAAAGTCCTGCTTTTTTTATTTACATATATCTAAATTGTTTGCAATGTTAACAAAATTGTATAAAATATATATTGACATATAAAATAAAATATATTATAATATATACATAAGATAAATAAAGGAGAGATTTTAAATGAACATTAATTTATTAAAATATTTTATCAAGGATAGAGGATTTGACAGAAAAGATTTAGCAGATATGTTAAAATTAAACGTTCAGACTTTCAACAAAAAAGTTAATATGAGAGCAGATTTCACTTTAATAGAAGTGAAACAGTTATCCAACATATTAAAACTAAGCAAGGAACAAATATTTGATGTATTCTTTGCAGGAGGTTTAAAGCATGAATAATAATGAAAATCCTTCTTACTATGCCATAATACCAGCTAACGTGAGATACGATAAAGATTTGTCAGCCAATGCTAAACTTCTTTATGGAGAAATAACTGCATTATGTAACAAAGAAGGCTATTGTTGGGCTACAAATAACTACTTCGCAAAATTATACAGCGTTTCTGCACGTTCTATACAAACTTGGTTAAAGCAACTAGTAAATAAAGGATATATAAAATCTAAATCAGTAATAAATAAGAATGTTGAGTCAGAGCGTAGATATTTATATATCTGTGATAACAATTTTGCTGATACCATGAAGAAAACTTCATACCCCCATGAAGAAAACTTCACCCCATCCCATGAAGAAAACTTCGCACATAATAATACAAGTATGAATAATACAAATAATATATCCTCATCTGACGATAAGGGTACAAAAGAAGAAACTAAGAAGGTTAAGAAAGAACAACAAAATAACGAGCTATTCGATAAGTTTTGGGCAGAATACCCAAAAAAGAGAGATAAGCAATCTTCTAAGAAAGCATTTACAAAATTAAATGTAGATGTTAAACTATTTGATAAGATGATGGCTTCACTCTCACAAGCTAAAAATTCTTATGATTGGCAGAAAAACGGAGGGCAATATATCCCATATCCTTCTACATGGTTAAATGGTAGACGTTGGGAAGATGAACTCGCCACTGTGAGCCAACCACAGCCCCATATAGAGGAGAAAAAACAAGATGAATATAAGGAGCCGTCCAAAGATTTTGAATGGTTTTAAGACGATTTTAGGAGGATTTAAAATGATTAACAGAGAAGAAAGCGGAGCAGGATTGGCGAGAGTAAAATATAATGGTAAGTATGGCACTTTGGTTGCTTCTTATTACAAAGATACAGATATTAAAGCCGTGATGATTGATTACAAGCTAAATTATATCAATTATAAAGAGCTTGAGTATTCTGACGAAGAAAAAACATATGGATTAGAGCTGGATAAAAATATTGATTATAGATTATATTGTTATAAGTTGCTGTCAGAAAATAAAATTGAAGAATACGACGCAACATTTAAAGAAATAGAAATTACGTTTTAGGGAGTGATAATAATGGAAAAATATATTTATATTGTATTCGCCGATAAAGGCGGAATTGACGTCATTGTATACGGTGTATTCTTTAGTGAAGAACTAGCTAACGAAATGATAGAACATCAACGCAAAGACGATAGTATTCTTGATTGCTGGTGTGATAAATATAAAATTAATAAATATACAACAATAAATTTATGGGAGGGTTTATAATGATAAAAGCTTATGCTTGGCACAATGACGATACAGGTTTTGACGATATTGTATGGTGTGAAACAGCAGGGAAGGCTAAATATTATATAGCTTGTAAAGAAGGAATACCATTCACAGATGTAAAAGTTTATAGGGTGAAATGGGCAGATAAATTTAAATGTATAGAAGATATCAAGATAAAAGATTTCTTTGATAATGGCTGGGGCTATGTTTGCAGTAAATGTGGTGAGATAACATTTGAAGATGAAGCCACATTTATAAATGATAATGAAATAATATGTAGCAAATGTAAAGGAGATAATTAAAATGACTAAAGAAATGACACCTTATAATATTGAAGCAGAAAGCAGTGTATTAGGAAGTATACTAATATCTAGCTTAGAAGTTATGGACGAAATAACAAGCGTTATAAGTTCGGACGATTTTTACAGAACAGCACACAAAGACATATATAATTCAATGATTGAACTATATAAGAAAAACATTAATATAGATAGTGTTACCTTGATAGAACAATTGCAAAAAAATAATAAACTTGAAAAAGTAGGAGGAATAGCTTATATCACTAATTTATGTAATTATGTTCCATCTTTTAAGAACTGTGTTAATTATGCTAACATAGTTAAAGAAAAATCTATTCAAAGAAAGCTTTTTAATGCAGGTAACCTTATAACAGGGCTTGCAACAGAAAGTAAAGACATCAACGAAACCTTAGCCGAAGCAGAAAAGATAATGTTTGATATATCCAAAAGTTCAAGCAACGACGATACAATACAAGAGCCAATGGCTAGAATGATGGAAACATTTAAATCACTTGAAGAACGTTCAAATAACCATGAAGAAGGCAAATGCTTAGGAGTTGATACAGGATATAAAGATTTAAACAAAATACTAGGTGGATTTCAAAAGTCTGACTTAGTTATATTAGGAGCTAGACCTGCAATGGGTAAAACAGCGTTTGCTTTAAATATAGCCACTAAATGTGCTGTTAAGTTTAATAAGCCTGTAGCAATATTTAGTTTAGAAATGAGTAAGCAACAATTAGATGAAAGGTTACTAGGTGCTTTAGGTTGTACTGACCTGCAAAAGATTAGAGAGGGAAACTTAAATAATAAGGATTGGGAAAGATTAACAAAGGCTTTTGATATGTTATCTAAATCGCCTTTATATGTTAATGATGAACCATATTTAACACCACAGATATTGAAAAGAAGGTCTAGAAGATTAAAAAGAGAGAAAGATATACAGTTAATAATTATTGATTACCTGCAACTTATGGCAGGTGATAGACGCACTGAAAATAAACAGCAAGAAGTGTCTGAAATATCAAGACAGTTGAAATTATTGGCTCGTGAACTAGATATCCCAATTATTGCTTTATCTCAATTAAGTAGAGGACTAGAAGCAAGACAAGACAAACGCCCTATAATGTCAGACATTCGTGAGAGTGGAGCGATAGAACAGGACGCAGATGTAATAATGTTCTTATATCGTGATGAATATTATAACGAAAACAGTCAAGATAAAAACATTGCAGAGGTTATTATATCTAAGCACAGAAAAGGAGCTACAGGAACAGTCAAAATGTATTATCATAAAGAATTTTGTGCTTTCGCTGATTTAGAAAAAAATAGATAAAATTATTGACCTAGATTAAAATTCTAGGTCTTTTTTTATTGCATTTATTTGAATGTTATGTTATAATATATGTATAAGATAAAGAAAGAAGGTGTAGTATGGATTTAAAAGAAAAACAATGTGCATACTGTGGCAAGATGTTTAAGCCTACAGTGCCATTAAATAAATATTGTTCTTCTGAATGCTCTAAGATGGCTAATAAAAAGCCAAAAGTAGAGTTTAAAATAAGATGTGCAATATGTGGTAAAGAAGTTATTGCACATAAGAAAAGCACTCTATACTGTGGTTATGAGTGCAGAATGAAGGCTAGATATAAAAGAATTAGTCTAGCTAGAAAGGAGAAAAAATCATAATTAAAAAATGTGAATTTTGCGGTAAAGAATTTGACGGTACAGGGTACGCTAAATATTGCAGTCCTGAATGTAGATATGAAGGAAGCTGGATAAAAAGAAATAATGCAAATTCATTTGAGCGTGTTTGCCTAATGTGTGGAGAAAAATTTATAGCACACAGAGCAGATAAAGTTTTTTGTAGTAATAAATGTGTACAAAGAAACCACCAGTTAAAGCAAAAAAGAGCTAAAGAAATTGTAAAGAAATGTGCATTATGTGGTAAAGAGTTTATCACTAATAATATTTGCGTGAAATATTGTAGTGATGAATGCAGAAATATTGTATACACAAACTATAAAGAAAAAGTAAAAAACATAGTAGAACTAAAAAGAGAAAAACGAGCTAAAGAAATAGACAGTAGACCAAAAGAAAAAGAAACTTGCCAAGAATGTGGAAAGGTTTTTATTAAAAATAGACCATTCCAGAAATTTTGCTCGGAAGAATGCAGAGTTAAAAACGCTAACAAAAGAAACAAAATACCTAGAATAGAGGTATGCGGTATCTGTGGAAAATTATTTGAACCTAATAGACATTATATTCATTACTGCTCTGACAAATGTAAAATAGAAGCTAATGAAAGAAGAATGAAAAAAAATAAAGATAGGGCTGTTGAAAGATACAGAAAAGAAAGAGAAAGGAAAAGAAGAAAGAAAGAAGAAAAGTTAAAAGTTAAGATTGAAAAAATAAATGGAAACTAACTTTTAAATGAAATAAATAAGATATCCAAAGAAACAGGGTTATCTTATGGGGAAGTCAAGAAATGGTATCCTGATATAAATAAGATTAAATTTATGGCTTCTTATCTAGGAAAAAAAAGTAATGGACGCAAATGAACCTAGAATAGTTGGGCGAACTAGTATGCTTATTGTTTAGGAGGAAAATAATTGACAAAAGTAAGAAGTAAAAAAGTTATATTCAATGGAATTAAATTTGACAGCAAAAAGGAATGTAAATACTATCAATATCTTTTAGCATTAAAAAATGCTGGCGATATAAAAGAAATAGAATTACAGCCACGTTTTTTATTAATTGAAGGGTTTAGACATGAAGCAAAAGAAAATCCTTTAGAAGCTAAATCAAGCGGTTTTGAACATAATCAAATATGTGGAAAACTAAGAGATACTACTTATACTGCTGATTTTAAAGTGGTGTTTAAAAGTGGTAAGGAAATAGTTATTGACGTAAAGTCAAGCAAAAAATTTCAAGATGAGGTTTACAGAATAAAGAAAAAGATGTTTTTGAAGAAATATCCAGATGTAGACTTCTACGAGGTATATTAAATGAATAAAGAAATATATAAAAAGTTATCTAAGTATAAGATAACTAGAAAAAATAAAATTATGTTTATTGAAATACCAATATCAAATATCAGCAGGTTCTTGACGGATTTTATTGACTATTTCAATAAAACAGTAGATATGATATATATTGATAATCTAGTATTCAGATACGATAATATAGAACATCTATTACTGTTCTATGGTGAAGATGTAGATGAATACATGGATTTAGTGAAGGAGAAATGAAAATGGAAAAAAGATATTTAAGTTGGAAAGAAGCAAAAGAATATACATCAATGGGTGATTTAGAGCTTGAGCTTCTTCTTGAAAATAATAATGTTTGTATTTATCAACGTGATAGATGGTGTCCAAAATTTGTTGACAAGCAAGACATAGACAAGGCATTTAACAAAGGAAAGAAGAAAAACAATTATTTTAAAAATAGATGGTGATAACATGATATATATTACAAGAGAAGGAAACAGGAAAGCTATATTAAATAGAATACTTGTTGAAGTTGAAAGACAAGAAAGACAATGGGGTAAGGAAAAAGAACTCACCCCACATCAATTCTTAGGGCTTGCTTTAGAGGAACTAGGTGAAACAGCTCAAGCTTTAAATGAAACGTGCTTACCTAGTAAATATATAACTAAGCCAGAGTTAGGCGGAGTTTATAAAATTGAGAACGAAGCCTTTCAGACAATGGCTTTACTATTTAGACTTATTGAAAAGTTGGAGGAGGAAAGATTAAATGAAAGCCTTAATGATAGATGAAAAATATATTAATAGATTGATAGATGATTTTGGATTTAAGAATATAACTTTATATAATGAAGTTGGAGAAAAAGCTTTTAGTGCTATAGCTTATGAATATGACACTAATACCTATATAGCAATAAGAAAACAAGAAGATAAATATATATTAGAATTTCTTGAATTGAGTCCAGATGTATATATTTATCAAGATTTGATTTGTTATACTAAAACTTATACATGTTATTATTTGCCTAGTATATTGCTAAAACTTATAGAATGTGGTATAATAAAAGAATGTGAAATAGAAGATTATAATTAAGGAGGTGTTAAAATGAATAAAGATATTATTAGAAGAATGCCAACAAGATATGAGCAGGAACAATTAGAAAATGAAAAAGACTTACTATTATTTTGTAGCAAGTTATGTGGCTGTTTTGTAGTTATTGGTGCTAGTCTAATATTTATGGGGTGATTTTATGCTTGTAGCTTTAATTGCTTTTATATTCTGCATAGCTTATTTTTTTATATTTGCTATGTGTAAAACAGCTAAAGAAGCTGATAATAGAATTTATCATATGTATAACGAAAGGAAGAATAATAATGAATAAAGTTATTTTAAGTGGTCGTTTGACCAAAGATGTTGATGTAAGATATACACAGACTGGAAAATGCGTTGCAAATTTCAGTTTAGCAGTAAACAAAAAAGACAACGTTAATTTCTTTAATGTTGTTGTTTGGGAAAAATTAGCTGAAATATGTGCTAATAATTTAGGTAAAGGAAGTAAGGTTCTTGTTGATGGAGAATTAAGTTCTCGAAGCTATGAAGATAGTAGCGGAAGTAAGAAAACTGTTACTGAAGTTGTAGCCTATAATGTAGAATTTATGGGCAGTAAAAACGATATCCAACAGCAAATGCAAACAGTACAACAAATGCCACCTAAATTTAATTCATTTGGTACTGCACAAAACGAAGAAATTCCGTTTTGATGAGGTGATAAAATGTGCCATATTCAAATAAACGGAGATAAAGAAAATGATAGTGTAGTTGATTTCTTAATTAGAAATATATACGCAACATTGTTGAGCGATAATAATTTTATTACAAAAGCAATTTTAATAACGTTTACACTTTTTATATTTTTATTTTTAGTGTTTGTTTGTTTAATATTTGATGTTTTAAAAATAGCAGTTCAAATAGGGATTGTGTTTTGTGCATTATATTTTATTGCTTGGCTAATTGGTTATGATTTAATAGAAATAATATCTAGTTTTATATAGAGCAATAAAAAAGGGTTGACACTTTAATTAGTGCCAGCCCTTAATTTTTATAATGCTTTTACATCATAACTAATCATCTGTAGTTTTCTAATTTCTTCTAAGATACAATCGTGTTCTTCGGAAGTTTCCTCTAATAGTTTTTTCCATAAAACATAATCTTTTTTCTGTTTAGTTAAAGCATAACTACAGCAAGCAAGATATAATTCCATTGTTTCTTTTTCCCACTCTAGCCATTTATTCAAGCTTTCTTTTAGCATTTTACATCTATAATCATACGTGATTTCTTTTGTGTTGGCTGAATAAGCTTGAGAAGGTATTACAGAAGTGTTTGAACTGCCATCAATTTTTGGCATTTTGCTATAGTTGTTGATGTAATAGCGTTGGGTTTTAATGAAGTTTCCCATTTCCTCTTTTGTTCTTACTTTGTGTTTATGGGAATACTTATGGAGTGAACAAAATTCATATAGTGTCATCATATCATTGTGAAATATAATACCTTTCATTTGATGATTTAGCACAGTTTTGAATAATAGTTCGTCTGTCCAACCATTAGTACTTATCATTTCTTAGTTTCCCCCTTAGTTGGTGCAGGAGTGGCAACACCATTTACTGCACTAGTTAAAGCATTTACCACATTTGTAGAAATAGGCATTGCACTAGATACAGCAGTATTAGCTACATTACTTACTATCTTTTTACCTGTTTCCGTAAATACTAAATAACCTGCCACAATACCTAAGATAAAACTTGTAGCGTTATTATTCATGGTCTAATACCTCGTTGTGCTGTTGCTGTTGCTGTTCCTGTTAATTGTGGAGCTACAAAAGAAGTACAGCAAAGGTTATTAGATTTAACAGTTGCAGAAGGTGTAGCAGTATTAGCACATAATACATAAATACGTCTGCTTCTAATTTGGTCAGCGTAAACAGGTTTGCAACATTTGTTGAGTAATGTTATAGTGTTGGAACCATTAATAATTTGTACTGGTAGAACACCTGCGCCACTAGGGATAGCTTGAGCAACTAATAAGCAGATTTTTTGATTATCGTTAATGCTCATTGTTGGAATAGTAATTTGAAGCGTAGAACCACTGACAGCAACACCTGTGGAAGCTACTAAGTTGGAACATACTTGACAATTATTAATACAACTCATTTTATAAAACCTCTTTCTTGTAAATAAAAAAGGCGGTTTTTACACCGCCTATAAAATCACGTCTTTATGACGGAGCGTTTAGCAACCGCAAGATGTAGAAGTTGTATATGCGGAAGCAGGAGGAATTGGGTATCCACAGTTTAAATAGCCCTGTGCATAGTATGCAGGACGTTTAGGAAGTTCGCAACCTAAGGAAGCGATTTCCTGTTTAAGACTTGTGTACATACCTTCATTTTGACGTTCAATAGCGTTAAATTTATTATCGCTATAGATACGATTTTCTAAAGCTAAGTTTTTGTTTTTAGCTTCTGCTAACTGGTCGCGAAGGTTTTGATATTCGTAAAAGTCGATTTTGTTACCAATAACAGCTAAACCAGCGTTTGTCATGTCCTGTGTTTGTCGTGCAGTCTGTTCGACAAGATATTGAGTACGTGCAGAGTCAATAATTTCTTGTTTTTCGATTTCACAACCAGAAACACCATGACAACCGCAATTACGATTACCGAAGAAACCGCCAAAACCATTACCTGTGAACATCCAGAATAATAGGATAAGGAATATAATTAATCCCCAACCAGTCATTCCTGTGTTTGTTGCATTTTCACCCATTTGTGAAAACCTCCTATATTTATTTTAACTGTGATAAACCTTGTTTGAATTTATCAAAGTTATTTGCATTATTATTTGTATTAGTATATGCAATAGCATTAGTATTTTTATTACCATTTGCCAATGTATCTATACCAACAGCTACATTATTTAAGTTTACACCTAATGCACCAGCTATCAACCTAGCCATAGGATTATTAAGCAAACCTCTAACTTTTGCTAATGTATCTGTGTTTATACCAGCATTTTGTAAAACGTTTATAGCGTCTTGCTGACTATTCACGTTTTGAGCCATTTGGCTTGCTTGTCCCCACACTTGCTGGAGTTTGCTTGATTGTTGAGAATTTAAGCCCATCATCTGTGATAACATCTGTGGATTTAGCATTTTTCAATACCTCGATTTCTTGTTTCATCTGTGCCATCTGATTAATCATCTGTTGCATTAACTGTGTTTGTTCTTGTATAATCTGTTCTTGTGTTTTAGGTGGTGTTATTGCACCTAGTTCAACTAATTTATTATAATATTTATCGCAAATGTTACTAAGTTCTTCATATTTTTTTGTAGTAACACCAACTTTGTTTTTGTTTCCGTAAAAGTCTATATTAAGTATATCGTCATTTTCTATAATGTACTGTGAAGGTAAAGAATAAGGGTTATTGTTAGAATTAATCATTTGCCTTACCGCCTTTCGATACATATATTATATCAGGTATATTAAGACGTGAAGTGTACAAATAAATTACAAATAATATATAGAAAATAGTTTACAAAATGTAAATAATGTGTTATAATAAGATTATAGTTAAAACGAACGCTTGGCAGTGGGTTTGATTAAACTGCTGAATTGTAATTAATAGCTTATTGTTGGGTAGCAACCAAAATAAATATAGAGGTGTTAAGATGTTTATAAAAATAGACACAAAAGATACTGTAGTTATTGTAAATTCTTATGATATAAGTCATATCTACAAAGAAGATGAAAAGATTGAAATATATTATAAGAATAATAAAGAATACATATCAATAACAGCAGGGAAAGAAAGTATAAATGAATTGTTTGAATACCTTTGTAATGAATTGGAGGTAAAAGAATGATAGAACCAAAAGATATTGTAGTTTCGTTTAGAACAAATGAAACTATGAATAAATGGCTTAAAGATACTGCTGATAAATGCAAAGTGTCAAAAGGTTTGTTGGTTTATGCTTTATTGGAACACTCAATAACTTATTTTAAAGATAAGCAAATTGAGTTAATGCGTAAAACAGAATTGGAGGTTAAATGATGTTTTGTGTATTAGATATAAACGATATGAAAATAGCAATGAGAAAGGAGGAAATAAAAGAAATAAGAATTGAAGATAACAGTGTTCACATATATTACAAAGATGGTGAACATAATGGATTTTGGTATAATAACAATAAAGAAGCAGAAAAAAGCTTCTATGATGTATTAAAACAACTTAATGAGGTGAAAAAATGAACAGTGTTATAAGAGAAAACTTCACAAAAGGTAAAATATATAAAGCATATAGCTATATTGAATTTCTTAACAGAATTGAAAATATAGCTAAAGAATGTGGCTTTTATATAGGCTACGTTTATAAATCAAGTAAATATATAAATGTAGTTTTAGATAGTGAAGGTATATCAACAATAGATATGAAATTCAATTATTATAAGTACAATGATTATTATATCTATTTATTGGAGGTTTCTAACGTTGAATAAAAAATACGTTGTTCAGAAAACTGAACAGCTTGAAGAATTAGGTTTTAAACGAACCAAAAAGGGTTACCGCAAGAAAATAGGTAACCTTAAAATAAACGTAGAAAATGATTTAATGACAGTCGTTCAAGATAACAACAAGGTATTCTATCTTAATTCATTTGAAAAATTAGATTTATTAATAGATAGAATGATAAATAAAGATATGATATGCAATATAATAGTTTAAGGAGTGAAAAAATATGACAATTAATTATTATCCAAAAAAATGCCCTATCTGTGGTGGTTATGTAATGTTGACCACTACACAAAAATTAAATGGTAATAGATATGGCAGTGGTTACTGCTATGTCTGTACTAAATGTCATGCTAGTGTTAGCACACACAAGAATAACTTTAGACGTGCTTTAGGAGTGCTAGCAGATAAGCCGACACGTGAAATGAGAAAAAAGTGTCATGAAGTATTTGACAAGATTTGGAAGAAGCGAGGTGGTAACAGAAATTTAAGGAAAGAATTGTATCAAAAACTTGCTGATAGATTAGGCATAAAAATAGAAGATTGCCACTTTAGTTGGCTTTCTTTAGATGAGCTTTACAAGGCTTATGACATCTGTAAGCAGTTAAAATTAGAATATAAATATAAATAGGAGTGTATGAAATGAGTTTATTAGATGAAATGTTAGAAGAAGATTATAAAAGTGGATACGAATTTGTAAATAAAGAAGAAAACGAGTCGTACAAAATAGTAGGCTTGTACAGAAAGAAAGACAATATGACGAAGTTTATATTTTATGACAAAAGAGAGCTGATATTAAATTATGTAGAAATGGATTATGATTTATTCAGAAAAGAAGCTACAAAAGATTTAAATATTAAGCACCATTCTTTATATGCTATGTAATTTATTGCAAACTAAAAGGGTACTAGTAATTAAACTAGCACCCTTATTTTTATTGAGGTAATAAATTTGATGTTAAATTTTTAATGTTATCATAATCTTTACCAAGCTTCAAATATCCACGAATTAAACTTTCTATACCTATTAACTTGTTTAATTCATCTTTACTTAAGTTGTCTCTTATGTTATCTGTTTTGCTTAGTCCTAATTTTTCTCTTAATTGTTTTGCATTCATTCCAAACGCTACTTTATAGGCTAAATCTGTATAGTGTTTATAAATAAACTTTTTATGCGGACTTTCTGGAACAGTTTCTTTTATTTCATCTGTTAAAGTCTTGCGAGCTTCTTTGCTTCTTATGCGTTCCATTAATCGACCTAACTCTTGCTGTTCAATTAATTTGAGTCGTTGTTCCATAGAGTTAAAAGCTTCAATATATTTTATTTTCCACTTTAAAGCTTCTTTTCCACTAAAGCCCATTACCAAGAGTGAAAATCCGTCCCTATCCATTAGATACATTGGATAATGTTTACCACGATTTTCAAATGTGGTTTCATGGTAAAATTTCGCAGCCGAAATTTCGGCAGCCAAAATATCACGAATACTATCAAGCACATGACGGTGTTCTTTTCCAAAGTGTTCAGCAACTTGTCTACTTGATACCACGATTTCATTATTAACTACATCAACCAATTTTAAATCTTTTTCTAAACTTTTTATTTGTTTATCCATTTTATAAACCTCTCTTATTAGAATTATTTTTTATATATTATTATACCATATAATTAAATGTTAATCAATAATTATTTTAATATCGGTATGCTCAAAATTGAGCAGACTATATAAGCAAATTAAAAAGCGGTCAGCAGAAGCCAACCGCCAAAAAATAATTTAAGAAAGGAATGTTATGAAAAAGAAATTTAAAGCTTAGAACAATTATATTGTATCATAATGTTTAGTATCTGTCAATACTTTTTATAAAAATAGCAGTCATAAATTAATATGACCGCTAAGTACAGGAAGGTATTATATGAAATCTACATATATATAATATCACAATAAATCTGTATTGTCAATATTATTTCCTATAACATCTATATTAGCATTTGCTAGATACTCTAGTTGTATTTGCATACCGTTAAAAATTGATTTGCCCATATATGTTGGCTTTTTACGATATTCACACATATAGCTTTTCTTGCTGTCATTCCATACAATCAAGCCATTAAAATTTTCGAATGGATAAATCGTTGCTGTTATGATATCGCCTTCGTAAAGTTCAACTTTATTTTTTCCTACTGTTCCTATATTCATTTGAAATGGCTCGACCACTTCCACTGCCAACGTTGAATAATCGTCTACATCTCGATATTCTTCAACGTCTGATGGCATGATATAATTAATGAGTGTAGGCTCTTGTGGTTCACTCCCTACAGGTGGGCTAGTGAATGGTTTTTTAGGCACTATTAGTTTATATCCGTATTTAAATTTATCGTCTTTTCCTTTTGCTCTATATATCATTTAGATATACCTTTCTTTATTAATCTAAAGACTTTATCGTAAGCCCTACCAACTATATTATTAACGTTCTCTAGTGAGCGATTAGTTTCCATAGCTACCTGATAATTCTTTAAGCCTTTTATAAATTTTAAGTCTAGTACTTTTCTCTTATCCTCGTCTAAGTTTAATTCTTCTATGACGTATATTAGATTAGTTTTGTTTGTGTTTTCTATATATTCTTTTGCTTGTTTTCTGTGTTTAAGTATGATTAACACCTACTTTAAATCTAGGCTGTTGTTTTTCTCTTGTTCCATCTGTAAATCTGCCATTTGAACACGTTGCAAAGATAAATCTGTAGAGTATGTGTTGTTGGTAGGTTTGCGGTACATTACACCACGAGCCTTGCCATCTTTTCGCCTTTTCTCTACGAAAGTAACACTACCATCTGAACGATATCTAGGCATTATTATTTACCATTGTTAATTGTTTCAGCGTTCATATTATTTTGGTCTCCACGTACTACATTATTATCATCACCCATGCTACCAACGTTTGTAGTAACAACGTCATACTGTGATAGATAGTACACAAAACCGCCAACAACTCCGCCAACAGTAAGAATAAGAGTAACAATAATAACCATAAGCCCCATTATTATTTTTTTATATAGATTTATACCCATAGCTATAACAGTGCCTAATTTTTCTAACGTTTCTTTCATTTCGTTTTGGTTTTCCATTTTTACCACTCCTTAACAGTATACATAGCAGTAACACCATTTACTTTATCTTTACCATGTATTATTACTTCTAATTTTTTATGTTGGTATCCTACAGCCCAATTTATTTCATCTTTATAAATTGTTTGCCCAACTTTAAGCTTATAATCTTTTTCTAAGTCTATTTTATAAACTCCAATATCATAATCTTGATTGGGGTTATCTGTAACAATAGTTTTATCTGTTTTTTCTAGTGCTTCTTTTGGAAGTGAAGTGTCTTTATTATTAATTTTATCCACAACTTCATTAGTTGCACTTTCTAAATTTTCAGATTTTATTGTTGTAGTTGCTACAGGTTCAATTTTACCTTGCTCAATTTCATCTATTTTGTAAATTATGTCGTTTGCTTCTTGTTTGTTTACGTCTAAGTCTTTTTGTAGTGTATCATTGTCTTTAATATCTACACTTTCGATTTTAACAGCGTTTACAGGCTCGCTGACAGCTTTTTTATTTTGTAGATACGAATACATTAAGACTATTAAAACAAACGCTAAGACAGCCGATATGACGACTGCCTTTTTGTGCGTTTTAATAAAATTTGTGATATTAGTTATCATTTGCGTTAAAGTAGACATAATCTTCGTAAGGAGCTTGAGAGCGTTCTCTTGCTTCTAATCCGTCAAAAAATAATTGATGTCCTTGCATAAATGAATAACGTTGAATAGATGAAATTAAGCTTTCATGAGGATTGTTGGACTGCTCAAAAATTTGTTTAATTTTATTTTTGTCAGCGTCTGAAATTGGTTCTTTAGAATATAAAATAAGTTTATCCATTTATCTTTTTAATCCTTCTTTTGCCCACTTTAAAATATCTTTTAATAAAAATTTAATATAAGAAAAATCAACATCTTTTTCAATTCCGCTTCTATAAATATAGTTGCGAACATCATTATCTTTTACTTCTTTTTCGCTTTCAAGCTTTAGATATTGTTTTTCAAAAACTTCTTTAGGACACCAACTAATATATCCATCTGGATAATAAATTTTATAACCGCTATCGCCTTTTTGATGACCTTTAAAATCTTTCCATGCTTCACATTCTACGGCATGAATAGCTTTTACACTAACATAAAAATCTTTTTTGATATCAGGACTAAAACAATCAACCATTATTTTTCCTCCGAAGCCAATAAATTTAATGCGTCTTGTTTTTCATTGATAAAACGATTACGCAATCCAACTTTTACAACGGTATAACTACCATTGCACCAATCTTTAGGACTATGGTAGTTACCATTAGATAATTGATATGCGTTATCACACTCTTGAATTAAGAAATCATAAATACATTCAATCATTCGCTTATCAAACGCTTTATGGTCTACATAACTTAAATTAGGATATCCCATTAACCTTACTGCTTCCGTGTAAAGTTCGTACATATTGCCAGCACCATATTGAATTGAGCGACTAAATAAAACAGCTTTCATTGCTTCACTGTGTTTTTCCATATCATAATCATGATTTTTTAAAGCCCAATATCCAGCATTATAATACTTATCTCCTGCGTATTCATCTTGAAGTTTTTGAAAACCTTGTCTGTCAATAGTTCCGATAGATTTCCACTCGTTAATGAATTTAGTTGAGTTTACAGGATAAGCATTTTTGAGAACTCGCCCATAATTAGCGTAGCAATCTTCTTTATAATTGCATAACCAATTAACAAAATCTTCAACGATACCACTTTCGGAACTGAACTGATAAGAGCCGTAGCTGATACCGCCTAAATCCCCACTGCCTGTGCTAACTGTTGCAGGATTGCCACCTGCTTCATATTTTAAAACTAAACTATTGTTTAACGTAGTCTTTTCCTCCTTTAGCGGAATTAGGCATTTCTACTTTTAAAGCACCTAATAAACCACCAGTAATAAGCATGAAGCCGTCTGTCTGTCCTTGCCAAAGAGCTATACCATCAAGAATGATTAAACCTATAGCTAGAACTAAGTATACATGAAATATATTTATATTCATTTATACACCTCGTTATATTATAACATATGTTTCATTCGTTCGTCAATACGTGCAAGTTTTATTTCGTTGTCTTGCTGTCTTTTCATCATTAATTGTTGTTCTTGTTCTATTTCTGCCATTTTTTTTATTAATGTATCAAATAATATCGCCTGCTTTTCTATATTACAAATAAGAGGTTCTATCATTGGTTTTATTATAGCTTTTTTTACTATTGTTACTATTACAGTAGTTAGTGTGGCAATAGAAATAATAACACCAAGAATTGTGGATAAAATATTTATGTCCATTTTAATTACCTGTATTTAATGTGATTGTTGATGTATCTGTATCAAATGTTACTTCTTTTATTTGTTCCTCTGTTTCTAAAGAGTTAATTAATAGTTTTAATTTATTGTATTGCTCGTGTAGCTGGGTTGAACGTGTTGCAGATAATGTATTAATTGCCTTGAAATCTTCTAGTGTTAGAGTAGCAAAAGTATTATCGGCACAAGTCCATAAAATGCTTTCTGTTTTGTTATCTTCTAGGGCTTGTCGTGATAGTGTTAATCGTTCCCTTGATTTATCGTCATAGTCGAACATCTTACCATTGTATTCAATATCTTGCACTTCTCTATTATCTCGTTCGGCTTTCATTTCCGCAATCTTAGCTGTTTTAAGTGCTTCAATATCAATTGGTTCTGGTGGTTTTTCTACAATTTGACCATCTTTATAGATGTATTCTTTGTTTGCATTGCCAATTAGTTTATTATAATCATCTTGACCAAACCACACACCGCCATTATCTATAACAGTTTGATAATCGAAGCTGTCTACAAGGTTTAATATTTCCTCATCTGTATAACCTATTACTTCTTCTATTGCTTCGCCTGTTTCTTTATCTATTTTTGTTTCTATTATTGGCTGAGGTTCGATAATTTGATAATGTACTCCATTTGCGTATGTGTTTAAACGTTTTCCATCTGTATTGAATTGTATTAAATAATCTTTATCCATTTAATCACCCCTAATAACCTACTGCTATATATCCAAACTTTACACTTTGTACGTCATATGACCACTCATCCCAATGTACAGTAATTGTTGAATTAGTGAAGCTAGAAACACT